TCCTTGGTGCAGGCGGTGTATTTTTGTGTATAAATTTCTTGTATTAGGATGAAATCGTTATATTTGTGATATGAAAACAAAGTCATTTAAAATACTTGATCAATACTTTCTTCGATTCTATAGATCTATTATGTCTAAGAACGGGAAAAGGAGGAAGCATACGATCGTGGATAAGAATGATATCCTTGAGTGCCAGTCGTTGATCTGGAAAGTCATACGTGATAGGTATCTGGAGGATGAGGGTGGGGTTTATATAAACAACATCGGTTATCTGTGCCATAAGATAAATCCTAATCGTAAGATATATCTGAATAAGCTTACCGGTACTATTAACAGACGTGGAACTGGTGGATATTCTTATGTACATACGTGTATTGATTTTATGCCTCGGAACAAGTATTTCCATCTCTATATTTCTCCGGCGTTGAACAGGGAGTGTAGGTTGGCTATGGAATCAGGTAGGAGGTATAAGTTCTTGTACCGGGAGGTTGAGTCGGAGAGTAAGGTATTTGGAGTTAAATGGGTTTATAAGCTGTAGAAGTTTTTGTGATCCAGTTAGCCCGTGAGGGTAGACTAGATTTTTTTGTATCAATGATTCAAATACATATCTTTGTGCAAAAGACTTGAATATGACTATAAAAGGGTTGTTGGCCGAGATCAAGGCCGATTTACATAAATACGATGATAGCGGGGCTATAGATACCTCGTCTGTTTATAGGTGGGCTGAGATCGCCTTGAAAAGGTTCGGGGGTGTTATAGCGGTCATGTCCGAGGCGGTTGTCAAGACCAGTAATAAACAGGCGGTATTGCCTTCCGATTTTTTCGACATGCTTGACGCCTATAGGTGTGAGCCTCTTGTCTGTGAGATTCCGGGCGGCGACAAGGCTAAGGCTGACCTCCAACACGAGATCGGCTGGGTCGAGCGCACCGAGCGTGGGTTTCGTTGGAACTCCTGCACCGAGTGCTGTAAGGAGGAGTTTGAGAAGACGATCACGGAGAGGATATATATCGGGTCTCACGAGGTTCGATTTCATTACCATCATCCCGTAAGGCTGTCTATAGGTCGAGGACTGAGGCGTGATTGCGCCGCCGACAAATATCGGGATAAGTACGATTGGGATAATTATGATATAACTATATCCGGCAATACTATGTATACAGGGTTTGATGGATTTATTTATATCATATATCGTGCTACGCCTAAGGACGATGACGGTCTTCCGTATATACCAGAAACGGCGTTAGGATACCTTGAGGATTATGTCGAGACGTATATCAAGATGAAGATCTTCGAGAATGCCGCCGTGAATGGCTTGATACAAGGCGCTGGTGACGCTTATAAATTATATGCTCAGCAGGAGCCGGGTAAGTTCGCTAGGGCTATGAAGGAGCTTAAGATGTCGATGATCACGTTAAATGATTATCGGGAGTTGGCTGAGGATAATAGGAGAAGGATGTTGTCTTATGAGCGTATGTGGCCCAACGCTTTTGATAAGTATATTAAAATGGTTTAACAAAATACGATGATATGGCTGATTGGATACATTTAGATAAGACAAGTGGTACTGGCCCTGCTGAGGTTAAGGTTACAGCTGATATTAATGAGACCGGCGAGATACGTCAGGTAACATACAAGGTTATAAAAGAGGGAACCAAGGAAGAGAAGACGTTCGTGTGCAGGCAGGAGTCCGTCCCGGTGGTGATCATCCCGGAGTTCGATTACCTTGTTCTTAGGTATATCTGGGCTGACGAGGACGGCATTGACTTTGATACGGCAACTGGTTTCGATAACACCGACCTCCCGGACGTGGACGGCAAGCTGGTTGGTTGGAGTAAACAGTACCAGACCACGCAGGAACGGGTAGGTGATTATCTTATCCACGGTGGTGATAATATGGAATCAGGTAATGAGGCCGCTTTGATCCAGATGGGGCCGTTGTTGGATGGCGATAATTACGATAAATTACCTCTTGAGATCAGGTGCAGTATATACGGTAACTGGTATGGTGGTCGTGAGAAAGGTAATGTCACTATCAGGTTCACGGCATATAAGGGAGGTACGATGGAGAAACGTGGATATGATTTTGTCAATATCAGAGGCGAGGAGGTTTATACTGGTGATGCCCCTACCAACGTATCCGCCCATGGTGAGGATAATTGGCAAAATATAAAGACCTTGTATTCTAAGGTAGGCACGATGATCTATAACAAGGAATCTCGTGACTGTATTGTAAGAATAGGTGAGTGATTGTTCTTTTTCATAATACAAATATTTATCAGCTCTCTCGTCCGTGAGGATGGGGGAGTTTTTTATTTTTTAGTCCTTTACTTATGACATATTTGATTTTTTATTGTGCAGGAATAATCTAGCTTTGCCGAAAACTAGTATTATGGTCACATTGAATGATGTAAATAACGAACTCCATGTCCGGTTATATATACTGGAGGTGCTTAAGGATTATATAAGAGATGATGATTTCGACGAGCTTTTAGATAAGGCGTTGGATTTTGTCATGGAAGGCGTTTCTATGCCTAAGGCTCCGGCCAAGGATACCACCATGAGTGACATATCAAAGAGCGTTTTGGCTTTGGTAGCGGGTGCCGGATTAGATGAGAGGCTAAGCAAAAGCTCTTTAGAGTTAGCTTACGATAGGTATAAGATGAGGTACGTATTCGATCCTCGAAATCGGGATATACACGGTGTAGTCGTAGGTTATTCCAATGACTTTAATAGTCTGGTAGCTGTGTGTGATGAGGGATCGAAGAAAGGAGTGGACAAAGGATCTACTGATTTTGTGGATGTCAATGAGAGATACGTGACTAACGGTTTCTTTTACATATCTGTAGAGGATGCCGATAAGCAATCGAACTACATGGGTGGAAATTCGTAATTATTATGTTTTTGTGCTTTACCACGAGACGTTTTAAGTGTTTAGTCTTCCTCCTGACTTGTGAAAGTTAGGAGGATTTTTTTATATTCGCGTGATTTGAATGTTTTAGCATAATACGTACAGTTTTTGTTAAGATCCGGCGTGTAAGTGATTATCCGCCGGATTTGTTATCTTTGCGAAAAACATAACATCGTGCAGAACAATTCTAACATAGCGGTTCCCGACTCCGGGATGAACAGGGATAAGCATCCACAGGATCTATCCCCGTCTGAATATAGTTTCGCCTTGAACGCTACCATAGAGGGTGACGATGGAAGCCAGCTAAAGATCCAGAACGAGCCTAGTACCCTTTTATGTAAGCGATTCGATGGCTATAAGGTTATTGGGTATAAGAATGATATAGCTGGTGATAACACTTATTTCTTTCTATCTAATCCGGATGATAATACGTCTAAGATCACGTTCATGCGGTCATTGGATTATATCAAGACCGTTGAGGATCAATTGGCTGGATCGGGAAAGGACATCCATCGTATCCTTGGCGAGAGGCTTGAGGAGTCGGATGGTCGTTTTGATGAGATATGTGATTTGATGGAGGTCCTGATAGAGGACTGGGTTGATGACCCTTGTCTTAATTTCTCCATTCATCATCCGATCTTCGATATAGAGATCAAGGACGAGAAATGCGGGAAGGTGATATACTGGACCGATGGATATAATCCCCAGCGATATGTTATGGTCGATAAGGCTCTTAATCCGGATGATGATGGTGACTTTTGGTATCATTATCATGGGTATAAGACATGTGGGGATGACAAACCAATAGAGAGGTGTAGGCTGGCCTGCGAGAAGCTGCTGGTGTTCCCGTTGCTGACGGCCCCGTGCGTGGAGCCTGAGGTCGTGGAGTTCGGGGGGAGCCTGCGTGCCGGGACCTACCAGTTCTGCGTGGCGTTGTGCGATGAGTTCGGGATTGAGAAGACCGGATATTGCTCATTGACCAACCCAATCATGTTATTCGATCGTCAAGATATGGTTATCCGCGATGGTTTATGGGGTAAGTCAACCAACATGGGTATCCGCCTTACCGTGTCTAATATAGATAAGCAGGTATCTCATTATAAGATAGGTGTTATACAGAACACGGTTGGGTTTAATGGTGAGCAAAGCCCGGTTCTTGAGTATTTCATAGAAGGTATACATCCGATAACGGAAAGGACTATCTATTATCTTACGGATCAATATAGCGAGCGTACGACCATGGAGAAGTTATCCAAGGAAATACCGGTATATAAGACAGCCAGAGGCATGACGTCTGTCGGGAATCGTCTTCTTCAATACGGCTTGACCGTGGAGAACGAATGGAATCTTCAACCGGTCGTTAACTTCTTGGGTCATTTCGTTAAATGGCAGACATCTATAGCCACGGAGAATTTGTATAAAGACGGTGTGGCTTGCTCTAAATACGCCTCTTTCATGCGTGACGAGGTATATCCGTTGGGTATAAGATTCTTTACCAATACAGGATACAGGACGGCTAGATTCCCGCTTATCCCTCGTCCGGCCACAAGGGAGGAGATGGAGGTTATCGTTGATGAGGACGGTAACTCTGACGACCTGTCGGCTGCGTCGGTGCTGGAGAACAACCCGCAGTGTGCGGGGAACAGCCGCCGTCATCTTTGGCAGTTTAAGAATACGGCAAAGATCATAAACGACCCGTCTTGGGGATTTGATGATTTTGGGGGAGAATGCAAGAATCAGCTAGATGTCAAGCAACTCAGATATGTAGAGCAGGAATATGCCACGGTAGGAGAGACCCAATTCGTTATCAACACGATGGGGGAAGATGTTACGGTAGATGATGCTATTGATTATATCGCTGATAATATAGAGAACCTGTGTGATATCATAGAATCTAATGTAGGTATTACCGACGAGTTATGCGCTGCTATATCATTGCCAGAGGATCAAGACGGTATAAAGGCTCCCGATTTCCCTAGTGGATGTGATGATATCGAGAGGATAGAGACCAGGACTATATTGGATAAAAACTCTTTGGTGGATTCTAGGATTGATTTTACATATAAGTTGGCTAGTGATTATACGGAGACAGAGCCTACCACCTTAATACAAAGTAACGCCGAGTCACAAAGGAAATTTTCTGTATTGTGTGATTTCGATAATTACTCCAGTGGAGGTAAGAATATCATAGATCTGGTTCAAGAATGGCTGGATGGTCAGGATGAGGACAAATTCCCGTCTAATATAGATTCTTCCGCCTTGGTCTTGTGTCAGGATATGTCTAATGTCCGGCAGTTATATGATGAGGGTATATGTACTAATGGGTGTTCGGTAGGTGATCCTTACGTGAATCCTACTATTAATGATGTTCAACTACCCACGTTCCAAGGAGGTAGGTCATTGGGTAAATGTACGTTCTTATTCCAAGGCGATGGGTGGGAAGGCAAGAAGCATACCGAGACTATGCTTGATATATTGATGGATTCAATGAAAAAGTACTTCCCTCAATATGAGAGTCAGTTTGGTATTGAGAACGCCATGTGTCTTTTTGGTGATGGTGATAACTCTAAGTTCAATACCGGCATATCTACTGATTGGGAAGATCGTGTGTCTGTGCAGAATGATATTGACGCCAAGACCAATTGGTTCGGTAGAAGCAACTTGACTTATTTCAAGTTCTATCCACATGTATCCTCATACGCCAGATGGGTGGAGTTGGATTACGAGAAATACATAAGTGGTTTATCCGATCCTGATAACGGTATTATGTACATAGAGATGATGGGTAACTATAATTATCCGATCGGCGACTCATCATCATACAATAAGGTTCGTATAACGTTTTTCTCGGACAAGGAAGGTACCGTGGCTCCTAATCCTTTGGCTAACGATGCCAAGAAAGGTGTTATAGTGAATTACGTGGATCATAAGATATTTATGATGCCAAAGTACTTGTTCTGGAATGATGACAAGACTACTTTCCATAAGATATATGTTTGCATCGAGCCTGCGGTATGCGTGTTCTTCACCGGTTTCGCCATGAGGCAGGACATGAAGGAGCTTGCCGGATTCTATACGGCCGGCACCGCCATCTTCCCCGCCCCGTTCTGTTTTGGCATTCGGCCACTGGAGGTGAAATACGTATTCTTCTTCACGAAAGAATTGAAATTAAGAAGATTTGTTACCTATGAGGCGAAATGTATCTCATGTGGAGATAAACCCGCTGATTGCGCTCCCAGACCATATCAGTATGGTGATTTCGGATATTGGGAGTCTACCAATAAGTATCCGGCTAATTTTGAGTTGTATGATTCAAGTAAGATCGGGATATCATCGGGAGGATCAAAGAGGAAGGATATAATAGATTCTTTGACGAAATACTATGGGTCTCCTAAATCCGTTGAGGGTAAGTCTTATTTCACCGGTAATGGGGATAACGCTGAGTACCCCAATACGTCAACCACATTTTGTCAGAAACCTATACGTCATTACAAGTTCCCTGATAACTCTGTCGCTCCTTTTATGGGTAATCCGTCTCAACTGACCGGTCAATATGGAGTTGACTCCTATATTTATCCTATGGGGGTGATGCTTGATGACGATATCGTTAATGAGTTTCTGGATATAGCGGTAGAGAATGGTCTTATAGATAAGGCTAGACGTGACTCTATAATCGGATACGAGCTATATCGTGGAGATAGGGCCTTGGATAAGAGTGTTATTGGTACAGGTCTGGCTTATGATATGTTTAAGTACGATGATCCCGACGGATCGGCTAACCTTTATCCTAATTATCCTTACAACGATTTGTCTGATGATATGTATATTTATAAGGATATTAATCGTGAGAATTTTATAACGCATCCGTTTAATAGGAAGGGTAATATCTGGTATTCATTCTTAAGCCCTGATATTGCCTTCAACAAGCCTGATGCTCCCACTGAGTGCCTTGTTGATGGTTATCAATTAGGTAAATCCTCTGGTATATTCAGGGAGGTGGAGGATCACCCTAAATGGACGATATTAGGAAGTAAGGCTTATAGTATGGCAACGTCATTGGCTACGGTGGAGGCTATGGCTAATTTAATATCCGCTATAGCTGAGTATACATATCAGTCGGCTTCACAGCAATATGTCGGTGGAGGCGTGATGTTTTTGGCCAACCCGGTGGGTATAGCTCTGACGGCTATCCGTCTGGCTACAGGTATCGCCAAGGCTACCTCCCAGTCTGTCGTGGATATAGGGAAGTACAGGTATCAGTGGTTAACGGCCTTGATAGATAGGGGACCTAGATGGAATTACGCTTATTATTATACTTCTGTCGCTCATTATAATCTATTTTACCAAAAAACAGGGGCATCAGAGTTGCGTGGATTATCTACGGCTAAGTATATTAAAAGCGGATTGTATCCGGTAACGGATATCTCATCACAAGGGAAAGTAGTAGGCGGTAAGCCTATAGTTGTAAATAATCTCGATCGTGAGCATTCGTTGTTCATGTCATTTGGTATGGATAAGTATATGCTTGAATATCCGGAGTTGGTTTCAAGTTATGATACCAGCCGTATTCAGGATGAGTGTAATATTCGTAACGATGAGGTGGCTGGTATGACGCCTCATTTTATGACACGTGAATCTTTTGTGTCTTGCCCTTATATGAGGATAAAGAAATATTCTCCGGCTCAATACGGGCAGATAGAGGATATCAGATGGGTATCGTTAGGTGGTTGCGGGTTGATGGATGAGGATAAGCGTAAACCTGTTTTTGGAGGTGATGTGTTTATATCAAGGTTCTCGCTTAAGAGGAAGATGCCTATGTTTTACTTGACTCAGTTTGGTCAGGGAGACATGATACCATTCCCTTATTACGATTATCGAAACATCGGGTATCCCCGTTATTTCGTCAATTACGATACCGGGGAGGATTATCTTAATAAGACCGATACGGATACCGGATCGCTATACTCTTTCCCTAGCCGGAAGAGCGCTTATGAGATGGTTTGCAAGACCGGAGATATGTATCTTAGCGGTCGTTTCTTCTTATACTTCTATGGTATACCTCAGTTCCTCGTGGAGTCTGAGATCAATTGCAATTTCCGTATAGCCGGGCCTGAGCCTTACGAGGGATTCTATCCGGAGGTAGGGGATTATATATCATGGACTCAAGAGCGTAATGTCCCTATATCAAGGGATAATGTGTTTAAGATGAGCCCTGTGTATAAGAATCGTTTTACGCTAGGCGGAAGGTCGTTGCCGGAGACGTATGATAGCAATTTTTGGGACTGCGCCTACCAAAGACCCAACGGCGTCATATGGAGCACCGCCGACGTGTCGGAGAACGGCATGACCGATCCTTGGCTGTCGTACAAGCCTATGGATTACCATGAGTTCAAGACCTCGTTCGGAAAGCTTATAAGCATGAAAGGGATAGAGTCGGATCAGATACTGGCTCGCTTCGAGAATCAGGTAGGGCTGTATAACGCCATAGACGTATTGGCGGAGAGAATATCCCCGGAGAATAGCGAGCTAGGGACAGGTGGTCTTTTCGCCTCTCGTGGTATCGAGTATAATAATACGACGTTAGGATATTCCGGGACCCAGAGTCGGGATATGATCAGTTGCGAGTTTGGGCATTTTTGGGTCGATTTAAGGCGTGGTCAGGTGTTTAAGGTAGATTCTAATGGTAGGAATCTTACGGAGGTCACACCGGGGCTTAGAAACTGGTTTAAGGAGCATCTTCAGATGAAGATAATCCGTAGCCGGATATATAACGCTGATACGGACGCTGAGTTGTCTTATTATGATATCGATAACAAGTTCTTTGGTATAGGGCTATCCATGGGCTGGGACAATCGGTTCAAGAGGGTTCTGATAACCAAGAAAGATTATATACCGGTAGGGAATCCGAGCGAGTACCAATTCCGTGGCGGCCGGTTCTACAGGAACGGGCAGGTGGTGGAGCTACAGGACGCCAGCCATTTCACGGACGTCTCGTTCACCGTTGGATATAACTGCCTGAAGGGTGAGTGGAAATCATATTTATCCTACACCCCTGATTATTATATCGAGCACCAGCATTATTTCCAGTCTGGAAAGAACTACTCAAGTGAAAGTCAGGAGATAGGGTTATGGTCTCATGGATTGACCAACCAATCGTATCAAGTATTTTACGGTAAGCTATATCCGTTCGTTATAGAGGTCCCGGTACGTGAGCAGTACGTGAATAAGATCCTCACCAACTACCAATATCGGATGGATGCCAGAAGATATCAGGATGAGGTTAATTACCAAATTCTTAGGACTACTGGATTTAATAAGGCATGGTTTTATAATGATACCAACAACAGCGGTGAGCTTCGGATGGTTATCGCCGACAAGAACGATATGAGCCAGCGGTTAAGGTATCCTGTAACCAATGACGATAGCCGTGAGATACTGGTGACGGAGGTTGATCAGAAGATAAATATAAATGACTATTTTAACGAGGTCAAAGACGATACTAATAACCTCCCGGTATGGATCAAGGACGTGAATGATATTGACCGGAAGATCGACCCTAGGGCCGTCGATTATCACCGGAGGTGGCGTGATCGTCTTCGTGGCGATTGGTTCTTGGCTAGGTTCGTGAATGACATTGAGAGTCGGTTCAAGATGATAGTTCGTTGGTTTAGCAATGAGGAGAAAGTTTATTGATTTATTAACATATAGGGGGGGGTATTTTGCCGCCTCTCCCTTGTATATTAAAACGATATGGAGGATTTTATTGGTAAGTACGATGGTAATCAAATAGACAGTAGACTTGATAAGGTCAAGGATATGGTTGGCGCCACGGCGTCCGGGGCTGGCGCTGCGGGATTGGTGCCGGCTCCTGCTAAGGGGGATTCGGCTAAGAAAGCCTTAGCGGCTTATCATATGCATTGATGGTATAGGCGGGTAGATGATATGAATCATGTATCCGCTTACTGTTTTAATCTACATGCTATTATGCCTATCTTTGTGAAAAACATGATTTATGGCTAAGAAAGATAAGAAGGAGGAAATCCCTTCATGGATAAAGGATTTGTATAAGGAAGATCTTGATCGTGTCGTAAGAGGCGAGCGTCCTATGTATTTCAGGGGTATGGATGATAGTCCTTTGAGAAACGTGTCCCCGAAGTTTGATATCCTTAGCGGAGGAGCCGCAGTTAAAGGCATGAATGGGATAAGAGGTGCGTTGTCCCCGTTGAATAATGGCATGGGTAATTATAATTTCAGTATCAGGGGTATAAATAAGAAGATCGGTGAGTTGGTTGATGAGGCGGGGCTATATTTACCTGAGAAATTAAGACCTGTATATCGGACTGTGGTGGATGATATGTCGAGTTCCAAGGATAAGGGGTTGGGTCATATCACGCAGCCGTTGGCCAACGCCCTGTACCCAGCGGACGAGCGACGGGACCGGCGTCTGGAAGGGGAGCATCCCGTTGGTTATGTGGATGCCATAGACGGCATATGGCCTAGGAAGAAATATGGGCTATGGGGAGAAAAAATTGAGAGGAAGCAAGATGGAGGAGAAACAAGAGAGTCTGTTCTTGATAGACCTAGATTCGGGAGCAGGGTATTGGATAATTACGTAGCTTCTGCTCACCCGGTTTTGTCAATAATATATGATATCGCTAATTCAAGGTATACTGATGGCCCTACTCGCATAAATAAAGCTGCGTATTCATCAATAGATCCTATGGGGAAGAATCCGGAATGGTATGAGTATCCTGTTCATTTTATGAAGATGTTCGGGAAATATATATCTGGTGATTTTAATAACAAGTTATATGGCGATAGTGATAATGATGATTTAGGCACAAGAACTAGTGATGAGGCTTGGGCTAAATACAATAAACTCCCTTACGATGAGTCTGTATTGATAGATAATGGTGATGGTACGTATAGTATACGAAAGGAATTATCTAATAGGATGATACCTGATTCGTCTATCGTAAGGAATAGGATTGATGTGAATAGGAGTCTGTTTGATAAGGAAACTAAGGAATACAATGAAGGACTTATAAAAGCTTTAAGTGATGCCGATCCAGAGGAGTATGAGAGGATTCAGAGGGAATATAAGGATCTGAAAAGGGTAAGAGAGGGTGCCATATCAGCGGACGAGATGAATATAAAAGGGTTGAGGTCTCTTTATGATAAGGGGTATGGTGTCGTGAATGAGTATAATTATAGGGATCGTAGACTTGATAAGAACGAGACGGGTCCTCATAGTGTACTTGGTGATTATACGATATATCGTGACAAGGATATGGGCGGATACAGATATAGGGATGTATATGATTTCAATCCCGCTGTCCAGTTTCTTTTGAATGGGGATGTATTTAAGATAGATGGTAGTATTGATAAAAAGGATAGAGGAGGTTCGGTAAATACAGGGAGGGCTTATGGTTCTGGCAAGTATGTAATTGATCCTCGTAGATCAGAGGATAGTAAGATGGCTGTATATGACGAGATATGGGATTATCTGACCGACAAGAAGGGAATACCACAAACGCAAGCTATCGGTATCCTGTCGAACATCGCCGCCGAGTCCGGAGGGGACACCGAAGCCCTAGGAGCCGCCGGTGATTTTGGCATCCAACAATGGCTTGGACCGAGGAAGAAGGAGCTACAGCGCAGGTATGGGAAGAAACCGACATTGACACAGCAGTTGGATTATCTCGTGGATGAGTATCAAGGCAAGGTCCAGGGGTTAGGTTGGAATTACATCAATCAAGGAAAGTTTTTTGACAAGGACGCTCAGGGGAATGAGTATAACTATTATATGTATTCTAAATCCGATTTCGATAACGCCGTCAACTACAAGGACGCTACCGTGGCATGGAATCAAGGATACGGTAGGCCTCTTGGATCGACCTTAAGAAATGAGAAGAGATTTGAGTTCGCTGATATGTTCGCTAATAGGTATGGTGTCCCGGAGAACGAGCCAATGAGATACGAGTTCGGACAGCGGGATTCGGGCACGGGGGACGGAGGTCATCAGCCCGTACCTGAGACGGTAGCCCCTGCCGATCCTTCTTTGGCTTCCCGCTCTTCCATGGATAGCTGGTGGGAGAAGGAAGGCCAAGACCTGTTATATAAGATGCTAGCTCAATCCGGAGCCAATAAGAAAGCTATAGAGGACATCGCCAATAATATTAAGAATGATCCTCAATCGGAGGCGCAGATAGCGGAGGCCGAGCGTATGCGTAGGGAACAGGCAAAAAGGCAGTTGGTTCTTAATATGATACCGGGGTTAAGCCTTAACATAAAAGGTGTGAGTAGAAATAATAGTTAGTATTTTAATGTTAAATAATTTGTTATGAATAAGTTGTTGTTTTTATTTGATGTGTTATTTAAGGGGACTTGTTTTACCCCCCCCCCTCCTAGTAGTTTAGGATGGGGGAATAGATGGGTAGATGCTATGGCTGATGATAGGAGGATGGTTATAGCATTGTTAGTAAAATATTTAAGAGGAGGTATGTTATGAGAAGACGTGTAATGACAGGTCCCAAAAGCTTGGATGTATTGTATACATACACTTATAATAGTAATAATTACCATACATTTGTAGCTCCAAAGTCGGCGTATTATTATGTTGAGTGCTGGGGTGGTCAAGGTAATTATGGTTACAATGATAGCGAAGATAGGTTTACCAGATCCAATGACCCTGGGTATGGTGGATATGTGGCTGGATTTATCAAGTTAGTTGGTGGTGATATCATTTATGTGTATTGTGGAAATGGTGGACTTAAGTGGACGAGTAATGTTGTAAAATATAATTATAATGGAGGAGGTTCAGGGCATTCAATGACTAATGAGAGCGCTGGAAGGTATATCTATGAGGGAGCCGGAGGCGGAGCTACAGATTTGAGGTTGTCCAACAATAGCGATCCTCTAAACGTAGATTCTTTAAAGACCCGTATTATGGTAGCCGGGGGAGGCGGTGGAGGATGTGAGTATTATTTTATTGGGCATGGAGGATCAGCGGGAGGGTTGAAGGCGTATCTGGGGGGCTATGCCAAGGGAACTCCTGCATCCCAAGTAGCGGGAGGATCTAACTCCGGCAATAATTTAACTAACGGAAATGGAGGTCTATTAGGAGTGGGAGGAGGATGTGGTTTTGATGGCGTTTCGTATTCCTCTGGTGGAGGAGGAGGCTTTTATGGAGGACCAAGCGGCGGGATATCGTCGAACGCTATTCAAGCTGGTGGTGGAGGGTCCTCGTATATATCCGGTCATCCGGGATGCGTGAAATATGATAAATATGTATTTACTAACACTAAGATGATAGATGGGAACGGGTTCGTATGGACAGATATGAAAGGGGAATTAGAAAAAATGCCTAATCCTTTGGGTGGATTATATGATTTAGGAAAGGGACATATAGGCTCTGGATATTGTCGTATATCTATATTCCAATAAATATTTATATATCTAGGTAATTATATACAACTTTACATCATAAATGTACCGAATTATTTTTATATATAAATAATAATCTATATATTTGTGCCATGAGATTGGTCGAACAACATATAATCAAACAAAGCTCGATATATTACAATGAGCTTCAAGATCTGTTGCATAAGTGTAAAAACTTATACAACAAAGGATTATATGTTGTTCGTCAATATTATTTCCAGTATAAGGATGATAATACCGTTAAATACAAATACCTCAACTACTATTCTCTTGAAAAGAAGCTAAGAACAGAAGATGATGCAGACTATAGAGCATTACCAGCACCAGTAGCCCAACAGGTGCTTATGATGGTCGACCAGAATTTCAAGTCCTTCTTCAATCTTCTTAATAAGAAGGGTAGAGGTGAGTATTCCGAGAAAGTAAGAATACCTAAGTATCTTGATAAAGATGGGATGTTTATGGCTGTTTTTCCGACAACGGCTTTTTCTCAGAAATGGATAAAACAGGGTATTGTTAAGTTACCGAAACAATTCTCTTTTACTACAAGAACCAACAAACATGATGTCCAACAACTTAGATTTATACCTAAAAACGGATATATTATGCTTGAGATTGTGTATAATAAGAAAGAGAAAGATCTTATGTATGATAACGGTAATTACCTTGGTATTGATCTTGGACTTAATAATCTTGCGTCTTGTGTATCAAATACCGGTTCTTGCTTTATCATCAATGGTAAACCTTTAAAATCTATCAACCAGTATTATAATAAAAGATTAGCATATTTAAAATCTAAATTAAAAGGCAATAAACAAGTATCAAGACAAATAAGATCGTTAACCAACAAAAGGAATAACAAGATCAAGGATTATCTGCATAAAGCCAGTAGGGTATTGATTAATCATGTAGTTTCCAATGGCATTAATACGATCGTAATCGGTCATAACAGATGCTGGAAACAAGAGATCAATATCGGAAAACGGAACAACCAGAACTTTGTATCTATTCCTTTTAATATGTTTATCTCAATGATATCATATAAAGCTACACTTGAGGGTATTAATGTTAAGATCGTTGAGGAATCCTATACCTCGAAATGTAGTTTCTTGGATAACGAGAAGATTTGTAAGCATGAGGAATATGCCGGAAGACGTATCAAACGAGGATTATTCAAAACATCTTCCGGTAGTATTATTAACGCTGATATCAACGCTGCATTTAACATCATAAGAAAATCGGCAAAAGAAGCCTTTGATGTAAACAACTTACCAGAAGGTAGAGGGTTTTGGTGGAACCCGATACGAATTTCCGTATAGATATATCCCATTTTACGATTTTAGTGTAAAATGGGATATAATCACCTATATCTAATCAGTTTAGTGTTATATTTGCGAAGTAATTAAACGTTTTAGATATGAAAAGATTGTTATTTTTATTTGCTATGTTATTGACGCCGTTCGCTTTGATGGCGCAAGAGGTAATCCCATCAGAAGGGGCTATCACTATTGATTTAACTACCTTCACCGGCATCATGGCTTTTGTCACGATGTCAGCTACGCAGTTAGCCAAGGTAGTGCCGTATATTGACACCCATAAGTGGGCTAAAGTCCTATCCGCCGTAGTCATAGGTATGCTGGTTTGTATATTAGCGTGGTTTCTAAAGGTGTCTCCATTGCTTATAGGGAGTGAATGGTGGGAGGCATTGCTGTATGGGGTAGCTGTTGGGTTCAGTAGTGCCGGCTTCTACGATCTGGTGAAAGCTATAGGATCACTGTTTGTAAAAAGGATCTAGCATCTTGTAATTATTTGAGATATGTAAAATTTCAAGATTTTATTATCTATAATATAGGCTATTATATTTTGTAATAATATTAGTATTGCTTATATTTGTGCGCCTACCTACTCATCACGAGCGGATAGGCGCATTCATTAATTTAAAACTTTTAGTAAAGGTATGAAAAGTAATTTGATTTTATCATCAGAGAGTAGGGAATTATTAGGTAGGAACATTTCTGTTATGTCCAAGGACGGGTTTGTATGCATAACGGAAGTTATGGAAGCCTTGAATGAAAAACGTAAATCTATGGGGTTGGAGTCTAGAAGGCTTGATCATTTGTTTGCTACTAATGGATTTCAGGAAAAGATGAAAGCTCTTGTTAGGGAGCTGAGTATTAATGATATATGTACTGTAAGAAATCTTACGGTACAAAACCATGAATTGAAAATCAATAAGATAACCGATCTCAAAAAATACGGAATGGCTTACCGAAGAGGAAAGGGGGAGGGTCAGAAATGGTATGTAAATCCGTATTTTTTTGTTATGGTAGCATTGGAATTGGATCCAGAGATATACGCCAAGGTGATAATATGGTTTCATGATGGATTCATAGAGGACAGGAATGCCGCTGGCGAGGCTTATATCAAGATGAGTTCGGCCGTAGCCAGGTTGGTTAGCGACAAGAGTCAGTTGTCTGATAAGATATCAAGGGTAGCTAAGGCTATTAATTTTATCGTCTTTAACAAGCATGAGAGTGGGATAAGGAATACGGCCACAAAGAATCAGTTAAACGACATAGTAGCTGTAGAGAATGTTATTACCGGCATTATAGATGGAGGCTTTATAGATACTTATGATAAGCTTATAGACTATCTTGGGCATGAATGGAAGAAAAAATGGGGTAATCCTGTTGCGGCTTTAAAATATTAGTATTAAAGAGACTCATCGTTATATAAATGGTGAGTCTCCGTTTTTTTAGATTATCTTTGTGTCAGAACGAAATTAATTTGATATGGGCAAATATGTAATCAAGAGGAAGATACCTAAATATCAAGAGGCTGGGGAAGTCACCCCTATCATGCCCGGTAATGTTGTTGGTCTTCAGGGTATTGGAGTGGAGCCTTTGGTTTCGTCTACCCAGATAGGATTTGATATTCAGCAGCCTGATATTAATACCATTGATACAAGTGATTTGAGCGCTTTGGTTGACAGTAATAAGAAGGTTGATAAGTCTGGTAGTACGGATGTTTTTGATTTTACCACTATCCCTTACTATGGTGCTGATGATATAGGATCTAGGTTCACTCAGGTGGGTCGTGGTATAGGACGTATGAGAAGCGAGGGATATGGTGATTTATCCACAGGGGCTAAAACAGCTAATACGATAACCACCATAGCCTCAGGGATTAGTGGTATCATGGGATTGGCTCGTAACGTGGTTTCTGGGATAGCGTCAGAGAAAGGTACTCGTACCAATATCAGGTTAGCTCAGGAACGTGAGGCTAGACAAAGAAGACAATCCCAGATGCAGTACAAGGATGGTGGGGGTGTTTATCTAGGACCTAATAATAGGGTCGATAGCGGAAGCCTTACCGGTGAGTACCTGTATCCGTTACCTAAGTCGATGGAAGATCAAGCCAACGTAGAGGTCGAGAGGGGTGAGTACGTGACGCAGCCCGGAGAGGCTCCGATGGAGGCTATGGGGCAGAAGCACGCCGATGGTGGAACCCCCGTTTCCTTGGAGCAGGGAACGAAGGTTATTACCGACGACACAACCATAGAGCCGGATTTCGCTAAATACATCAGAGATACGTATGGGATCAAAGCCACGTCTAAGGATACGTATGCTACGTTAATGGACAGGTATAAGGCTAAGATCGGTCTTAAATCAGCTTACGATGATCAGAAAAAGGCGCTGGAGAAGCTGAAGAAAAACGATAAGATAGATGACGAGAATACAAGGCGTTTAAACGCCTCCGTATTGTCAAAGGCTATAAATGATAGCAACGATACCGTTAATGGATTAGAGGGAAGATTTACGGACTTCGCTAATGTCATATACAAGGAGCAGGAAGACCGGAAGATGAAGAAGGATGAGGATACGTATTTCGCCAAGGGTGGTGAGATAGATAACATCATATCCAGATCCATGAAAGAATACGGTCTTACGGAGGAGGATATAGCCGATGCTAAGAAAGAATTGCTTAAGAAAGTGGCTGGGATTCGTCAGAAGATGGAGAAAGGTGGTAGTTCTTTATTCGATTACCTACTTACTTTCCGTCCTGTAGAGAACAAGTACAATAATAAGGATAACACGTTCGGGTATCAACGTCAGGGTCAGGATGGTTCCTATGGCGGTATTAATACCGATGAGAGGCTGGAGTATTATAAGACGTTCATGCCTTTGGCTTATGATGCTTATATGAGCGCTCCGAAGGCTACTGCCGCCAAGGCTCTTCAGGATGCTATATACGGCACTACTGGTGGGTGGATGGGCTTGGCCACGGCGGAGAACCCGATCATCGCCAACGCCGAGGCGCTTCGGGATTACACGACGCTCGTTTCCTTTGGCGGTGAGGATAGTCAAGGTAATTACCCGGAAGACAAGAAAGCCGCATATCATGATAGGATGAGAGACAATAAATTAGGTTTGTTTACCACATCTCGCCCTATGATCGGTCTAGACGTTGTTACAGAGGAACAGCATAAGGCTCTTAACGATGCCGGTATCACCCATTTTAGCCAACTATTCTCTGATAAGAACAAGGATGTTGTTAATAAGATCCTTGGGGAGGATATGCTTAAGATGCAGGCGTTAAGATCCATGAAAGGCATGGAAGGTCTTGATTTTATACTTGACCCGCATAAGGTGGCTCCCGGTCCTATGGATATAGGTGATGTGGAGGATCCTGATGTTAAGCTGGATATGCCTGAGCTGATTGATCCTAATACACTTCCTAAAACCAACACAAATGCCGGTAAGTCGAACGGCGGCAATGGAGGCAGGAATATAGTAGGTGGTGGTCTTGACTTTCCTGAGGTGTTCAGGATGACTCCGGGAGCCGTGACAACGGAAGGTCTGGAAAGACATTACGCTCCTACCGTGGACCCGGTGTTGAGATCGGCTGATCAGTATATGGTTGAGGCTAATCGTGCTTTCCAATCACAATTGGATCAGATGGGTAATGTCCCGGATTCCCAGAGAGGGGCTTTATCTTCCAATTTACAGGCTATCATGAGTTCCAATATAGGTAAGTATATAAATGAGGTAGAACAAGGGAATGTGGCTCAAAGGACTTGGGCTGATAATGTCAATTCTCAATCATGGGCGAATACTTACGACAAGAACATAGCCCAACGTCAAGCTTATCAACAACGGATATTGCAGGGATTGGCTATAAATGACGAGAACTGGGCTAGGTATTTCGATAGCGTCAATGATGAGATTCAGCAGAAGTGGAATACGGCTACGACCATGAATACATTAAGATCTATATTCGGGGATGTAAAGATCGGTCCTAATGGGCAGCTGATCGCTGATCCTCAAGGGGATATATTGAGTTATAGGAGATTATATCCCGCTCAGGAAGTAACTAAAGGCAAGAAAGGATAAAGGATGGCTTCACAATATAGTATATTAAGGAATTACGGCAAGTACGTATCACCCTACAACATGGATGTCATGATGCAGGGTATGGGATACATGCAGCAGAAGATAGATACCAATCGGCAGGCTATAAACGAGTATGCTGATTATATTATCAATTCTGACATTATAAAACCTCAGGATAGGGAATATCTTCAGAATAGGTTAAATGGATTGATACAGGACGTGAATAACGTGTATCGTAAATCCAATCTGGCTTCTGATGGTATAGCCAGAAGTATACAGGCTCGTCTTGGAGAGGCTCTGGATACCCGTGTGTTGAATGCCATTGCCGGCACTAGGGAGATCCGGTCGTTTAGTGAGAAGATGGAGGATATGAAATTGAATAATCCTAAGATGTATAGTCCTATAAACGAGGCTGAGGCTTTCGCCGATGCCGTGGCATGGATGAATGACGGTCAGGTAGGAACACGTCTTAATCCTATACATTATACTCCTTATACGGATTATCACGCTGAGGTTGATGAGAAGATGAAGAACTTCATCTCCCTTAATAAGGGAAAGAAAGTCAATGTGCCGGTGATTGATGCCAATGGTAACAGGACGGGGGAGATGCGTGAGATGTATATAGATGAAATGAGCTATGCTCAAGTCAGGGATATAGCCATGGCTTCCATATCAGAGAACGGCAAAGCTCAGATGCAACTAGAGGGTAGGTATATGGCTAGGACGAATCCTGACCTATTCAATGTCCAGAGTACCTCTGATTTCCTTAAAGGGTATATTGATGATTTTAGTGCCAAGGAAGAATCTATACGGGCAAAGCTAAAGGGCGTTGGCAATGATAAGGTCAAAAAGGCTAGGTTGGAGTCAGAGCTGGCGGATATCACCAAGCAGAAAAATGATTTCGTGGAGGAGGCTGAGGGCGTTATCGGCAGCAACTACAGTCCGGAGCGGGCCGGCATGTTCATGGTGAGGCAGCAGTTCCTTCGTGGCGTGGGGTTACGATGGTCTTATAATAACTCATACGATACGCTTGGTGTTGATGATTATTATTTCAAGGCTAATCAGCAGATGATGGAGAGGGCTAAGTTCAATGAGACAAAAAGGCATAATCTAGCCATGGAGAAATCCGCTTTGATAAGAGCTAGTAAATCAGGTAAATCGGAGAATGGAAATGGTGGAGGCGATGACATGACCGGTCCCACCGTGGTTACGAAGAGTGTCAATCTTGAAGATGTGAATATAAGCGATGAGTTCATGAATGGATTTATAGCCAATGAAAAGGCGGTGAATACAGGCATGGAGAATTTTGTAAAGTCTCTATCAGACGATGCCAAGAGGAAGATCGACGCATGGGCATCTGATCCCGAGAATAGTAATGTGGTCAAGGATATGGATAGGGATCAGGTTATCATGACTTATTTTAAGGCTAATGGTGGATCTACGAATACACTTCTTGATTATAATGGAAAGGATAGTTATATAAAGCTTCTTGGGTTAAATAATCAAAGGAATAAGTATAGTAAGATTAATGAGGGCTTCAATAAGGCTGAGAATACTGTTTTGGATGGTGTTGATGCTATAATTGAGAAAGAGGCTAGATCGTATGAAGGATCAGGTATAGACATTAGTTACGGATTTGGTACATTCAATCTTGGGGATATTAACAATAATGGTGATAAGGTTTTTGATATAGATGGCATAAACGATATAACATTAGACGATTGGGCTAAGCTATCTGCTTATAGTTCTTTGCTAAATGATAATATAAACGTTGTTAATAGTAATATTCAAGGGGAAGCGCCATACGTATCGGTAGATTCAGGTCAGTCAAGTATTATTATGGATCGTTTGAATGATCTTATGGGAACGTCTTTGTCGCTTGATGATATTGAATCTATAATGTCTCTTGCCGTATCTGGGGCTAACAAGAATAGGCATATCGAGGAAATAAAAGACAGGTTTGCTGGGAATAATAGAGCGATCGCTGTCGCTACCGCTATATATGACGAAGCGCATAAGGAAAGAAATGATTTATTAAGGCATAAATGGAGCCGTGGAGATTTGGGTAGGTTAAATGATGACGCAAAGCGTGCTGGCGAGGATTATTTAAGGCAATATCGTCATGAGTACGCCGAGCGTGAGTATATCTTTTCCGGTGATTATCCGTCTAAAAGCAAAGCCGAGTATGATTATATAAAGATTAGTGACCTATTTACCCGTGGTGGTGGTTTTATTCCTAAGGATAAGGATAATGCCAATACGAAGATAACGTTTACCATATCCCCTATAGGTGATGGTAAGTATCAGATCATTGGCAATAATGGAGGTGATGGTAGATCAGTTATTGAGGTAAGCGAGGCTGATCTGGCTGCCAATGATCTTGCTTTCTATAAAGAGGATGTAAATATTCCATCCGAGACCTACGACTCTGGTGTTGTATCTATATCGTTCGCTAATTCAAGTGATAACGCTTATGGGAAGATGGCTAAGTCATTGCAGGTGGCTCCATTCGCTTACGCCAGCGGGGCCAAAGATATGACAATGCCTTATATAGATATGTTTACGAATATAAATGACGGTAATATCAGGAAGAATCAGATGATGATCGCTACTGACGTGTTGTTTGATAACGCTTCCATGTACGAGTTAAGGGCTTCAGGATATAAGTACAATAATGGATCTTCTGGCATAAATGTGGATATATATGGTAAGGGGAAAGCCAGTAAGGGAGATACCCCGTTGTATTCTATAGACCTAGATGGCGTAGCTTACGCTGACGAAGTAGCCAGAAAGATTGATTTTTGTCCTCAGTATTATTTGACTATGGCGTGGCAACAGATACTTAGTAAGGAAAATGAGGTGTATTGGAGGAGTGAGGGTAGATCGACTACCGATGACTTCGAGAGTTTCATCTCCCCTATAGCCAGTATCATTGATCAAGAGATAAAAAACAGAAATAGTGGAAATAATGGAAATAATGGAAACCGGTAATAACGTTCCTGATGGAAAGAAATTGGCCGAAAGATATGGCTATCCTACAATGGGTGTTGATGCCACTAGAGCCATTGGTACGAATACCTACGATATACCGGATCGTGATTTGCCTCCCGTGCTTGATCCGTACTCTGCTTCGGAGAGATCAAAGTCGCAGATACCATCATTGTCGGAAAGGATTAAGAATACCGTTAAGACAAATTATTATGATGATATAAAGCATATGTCCCCATTGGGATATATGGCATCTGACCAAAGCTATAAGGGTAGGTTTAACCTTACAGGTCCGGAGATATCGTTGGAGGATTCAAGATATCGACTCAGTAGCGGTACTTGGATACCTAAATACGAGTCTTATATTCCCGGCGTAGATAACGACACGCGTCTATCTAGGAGCCAAGGTAGGACCGAGAAATGGATGAGAGGATTGGGTAAGCTGGCGGGTAAGACTGCTTTATACGGATTAGGCGGCGTTATCCAGCCTTTTTATGGTATTTACGCCGGTGTATCCAGAGGTAATTTTAACGCCGTATTTGATAACGATTTCACGAGATGGCTGGATGATCAGGATAAGAAGATGGATTATGGTCTAGCTCATTATTATAATCGAGAGGAGCGGGACATGAACTTTCTTCAAAGTATGACTACGGCTAACTTCTGGTCTAATGACTTTCTGTCGGGTCTGGCTTTTACCGCTGGCGCCATGTTATCATCCGCCGTATATTCCGGGGCCGGCCTGATGAATCTTGCTCGTACCGGAGCTAGGGCTGGGGTGGCTTTAGCTAGGATAGGTAAGGCCGCTTCGGACACCAAGAAAGCATTCGGCGCTTACCTTAGGGCCGCACGTATAGGGCAGAGGGTAGGCAAGGGACTGGATACCGCCTTATTTCTTGGTACGTCTACCTCATGGGAAGCTTCAGTGGAAGCCAGAAGTATGTTGATGGAGGCCGAGGAGAATTTCAGGCAATCTTATCGTAACGCTTATGGGAGGGAAGTCTCGTATGAGGAGCTTATGAGGTTCAGGGCTGACAATGCCAATGCCGCTAACGCCGTATTCGCCGCAAACGTCGGCATATTGTCATTATCCAACATAGCTATGTTCGGTGATATGTTCGGCATGGATTTTGGTGTGGATAAGTTCATAAAACGCAATATATTTGGCGTAGGAGCCGAGAGAATGGACAACGGTGCACTAAGGGCTATAACACCAAAGAAATGGCAGAAAATAGCTGGTAATACGTTTAATATCATTAAGCGACCGGTATCTGAGGGTTTGTTCGAGGAAGGTCTTCAAGGTGTTTTCAGTAAGTCTGCGGAGGATTGGGTGGAATCAAGATATAATCCTATGGCCATCCGTCAGAATATAGGTTATATGGAAGCTATAAAGAACGGATTCAAGGAGACTTACGGATCTAATGAGGGCTGGAAGGAGATCGGCATCGGTATGATTATTGGATCGGTTATGGGAGGAAAAAGTCTTGGAGGTATAAAGGAATGGAGCCAAGACATGTCCCGTAACAAGGGGATGGTGGAGGCCTACAACACTAATGCCGGCGCCTTGACCTCGGCGGCCGTCCAAGCTATTCGTGGAAGTATGGCTCTTAACGCTCAATTATCCGGCGTAGATACATCGTACGAGAGTGATGGTAGGATTATAAACAAGGATTTTAGTGACGCCGTATTCAATCGTCTCCGCTATGATTCGGAGATGGGGATGTTGGATGATACCAAGGAGAATTTTAGGGCGGTAGTCGAATCTATACCTAATAGCGATATCGCTTCCGATATGAATATGACGGATGAGCAGGTCAATGAGTATAAAGCCGATCTTGTCAACGAGTTTAATAAGAAGGTGGATAATTTTACCATGGCCAACAGATTCGCCGACTCACTTACTGAGGGTATCCCGAATAGGTCTTTTAACGCCTATATCTCCAATATGGTATATAACGGTATTGAGGCTAAGGATAATTTGAATGATATCACCAATCAGCTAAACAGGATATATAAGACGGGTATAGGTGATGCCCTTGATATATACTCTCATCTTAATCCTGATTCAAGCAAGGCTCTCGAAAAACTCCGGGAGCTGACGAATGATATACGGAAGATGGAGAGGAATATTTTAAATACTCAACAAAAGGTTACATCGAAGGAAGCAATTGAGTCTGATAAGACTAAGTTGGCTGAGGAGAATGATAGGCTTCTTAAATTGACAGAGGAAAGAATTGCCTTGGAGAGAAAGTTAAGCACGTTGATTAATTCAGATGTGGATATATCTAAGTTATCTTTAAATGATAATGATTCTAAGATTAGCGCCTCAGATCTTATGGCGGCTTATGAGACTATAGTTGATTTTGAGAATGCCGTGTCTACTCGTGGGGTCGATAATCATAAAGAGGCCATGGCGTTGCTTAACGAGTATCGTCATAATCTTGTGGCTTATAAGAATATAAACGAGTCTCTTCGTCGTATGCGTGACAGAAGATTCATCCGGGCGCAGGAGCGCGGGTTCATGAAGATATTGTCGAACGCATGGGGTAAGACTTATGAGGAGGATGATAGCAAGTATGATTTCAGGAATACTGATAATCCTGAAGCAAACGCCCTTTACGCTAATGATCAAGCCATAGACAAGGCTTACCAAGATGGTCTTATAGGAGAGGATGAGGCATTTATGTTCAAGACATATAATCATATGATAGCCAGATCTATGGAGAATGAGATTAAGGCTGATGAAAGTAATATAGTTGAGAGGGTTCCTGATGATGAGGATATTATAAATCCTTCAGATGATAGAGCCAATGATATAGCCATAAAGATCTGGAACGGTAATGAGGATATTTTATCTCCTAGGGAAAAGCAGATATATGATAACAATAAGGATCGTATTAATAATCTTGTAAAAGGATTTGGCGATAATCCTATAGCTAGGATAAATAGGGCTAAGTCAATGATAGATAGATTAAAGATCAATGATAATGTATCAGATAATATTAAGGATAATATTGATGATATCATAGATGTGAATATTAATGGTCTTGATCAGGATCGGGTTAAGGAGGCTATAAAGACCTATAACGATCTTATGAATGAGGCTAACAATGGCAATGAGGTTGATCAGGATAAGCTTAATGAGGCTATTGATATTATCAATAATTATTCCGATGGTCCTCTTCTTCAATTCGTGGAATGGATGAGGTTGTATGATAACGGAAGTATAGCTGTCAAGGATTACGATAAATCCATACCTATGGGTGATGTCCTCACCGAGAGCGAACCCGGAACATCCACCGGCAGGACGGAGGTCAACGTCGCCCAGAATCCGGTGGTGTTGATGGCTCAGAAGAGGGAGATCGGTGGGGTCATGTACTATGAGGTTGGTGGAATGAGGCTTGACAGGTTTATGGCGGGGTCCGGGCTTAAAAGGTCTGATGCCACTGATACTGATAATGGAAGGGTGATGGATTTCACCAACGGAACCGACATATTTACTGTTATAGAGTCAGATAACCACTCAAGATGGATGATTAGCGAGGATGACGCTCAGGCTTTCGAGAACGCTACCGGTGTCATACTGGGGCGGCAGACCGCCTTATCTACCTCCAACTGGTTCATGGTGTATCGCAAGGGGCAGGATGGGTCTATTGTCCCTTATTATACGGGTGATACGTTTGGATCTAACAACGAGTCGGTGAATCAGGAAGCAGCGGCTAGCCTCCGCAAGGGTGATATGGTAAGGTTTAAGATGGATATGTCAGATCCATATACCAAGGAATTGTATGATAAATACAATAGCCTTAACGCCGTTGACCCTAATTCTGATGAGACTAAGTCGGCTTACCGAGAGCTGGTTGATAATATGGTTATTAAGATCGTGGATAGCGACGGAAATTTCGTCTCGGTGCTAAAAGCCAATGATCCAGACTCAAAAGGAAGTAACGCTGATTTAAGGAGTAGGGCTTTTGAGTTATATAGGGATAATATAGGATCTGTTACTGATGAGATTGATATACCGTTTGTAGGTGAAGTCACTAGTGTTTTGCCGGGAAGACCTAATTTTAGCGTAAGTGATGATAATGGCACGTTGATGGTATCCGAGAATGACTTTACCAACGAGACGGTTGGTAAGGTCGAGAGCGTAGGGTATATAGAGAACGGGGAGGTTACGATGAGGGATAATATTAAGTATAATATATTCCCGTTCTGTACGGCTATCGTCAGGGACAAGTATGGTGACTATAAAGATTCACGTATCCCGGTCGTAGCTATAAAGACAGGAAATGGAAGAAATTACCTGTACCCCGTAAGATTGAAAAATCAGGATATATCGTCATTCTCATCCATGATCGGATCGATGGCTGATAGGATTACGGAGGGTCTAGGCGGAGGCGTAAGTATTGATGATATAATGGATCTTAATAACGCTATAGCCAGATCCGGGCTGGATAATAAGACATATATGATTCCGTTGGCGGGAGATGTGGATGTTATCAAGAACCGGCTTGAAGCTGTCAAGGAAGCGGCTAGCAGGATGCCTATGACCGCTGACGTAAGAGGATGGATAGGTGATTCCAGAACTAAGGAGGATATTTTGATGAATGACGTTACGATCAACATCGATCTTAACAACGATCCTTTCATAGCTCCTAAGTTTAGGATGAGTATCAAGGAGAACAAGGTATCCAAGGAGGAGACGGAAGTCTCGTTCCCTAACCTGCCGGATCTGCCATCGGAGTTCGCCTCGCCTACGAAGGCGGCCGAGGACAAGTCTTTGGTTTCCGACGGTAACGTAGTATCCGGAGAAAATGAGGCGGAAAATCCTTGCTAAATAAAATATCTTGACTTATCTTTGCGGCGTCAGTCCATCACCTGACGAGTAAGATATTTAAAAGTTGGTCCCTGTCGGGTGTGTGATGGCCCCGGTGGGGACTCTTTATATTATGCAATTAGATGCCTTTTTACATCGGAAGATCATGCAAGACCTACGCATCCAGCGAGTAAAGGTCTTGATGATGCTATACACCAGTAACTATTTTGTCAAGGTCAGACAAAAGCAGTTGCTTGATCATACATACGCCTTAAGCAGGGATCAGGCTTTTGATTATATGACTGAGTTCAATAAAAGACTTAGTGATAAGGTTGGTATAAAATGTACGATGGATATCCTTCTACCTACCGATGATGATAACGCTAACATCATAATCGAGCACAATGGTATTATCAAGAAGTTGATGAAGGAGGCCGATAAACTGGAACTTGATACTGATGCTATCAAAGTCATGATGCGTGATCTTCTTGATGAGTTGAAGGATGATATTGATCTTAATATCCTGATATTTGATGTAAGCCAGTTACTTATAAAATACAATCTATTTAGGTTGGAGGCTATAACCGAGCAGGAGTTCAAGAACTCTTTTGTCAGAATGGATAGTAGGAATATGGAGATAAAGAAACTAACTTTATCTGATATCAAGGAGGTGGTGGAGATGATAGAGGATAGGTATAGCTACGCTTTATATATGACAGAGGAATGTGACTGATTACATTTTGGGCTTTAGTAAACAGTGATCAGTTTATGCAAGGTATTGATTATGAGATTTTAGCCACAAATGGTGAAAATACGACAGTTTTATGGAGCTAACACCGTCTATGTGACCCATAAAGGATTTCAGTGGATTGTGTCGTAGATCGGATAAAGATATTTTTCGCTAAACGATAAATTCCATTTTTTTGTAATTTAGGATTGAGTTTTTGCCTGTCCGTGAGGATCGGCAAAATGATTTGTACTTTTCAGTAGAAACATAAGGTTTGTTATTATGTTGTTATTTAGTATCCCGTCCGCTCGTGAGAGTAGGCGGGATTTTATATCTTTGTGACAAAACGATTTAGTAATGGGCAGATCTTGTTATGTTATAAAAAATAAGGAGGGTAGGGTAGATAATGTCCTTGCCCCGAACGACCAACCATCCGGATTATACCAAAGGGCGATGGAGGTGCTGGGCGACCAGAAGCAGGCCTTATCGGTCTGGGGTACGGCCTACTCCCCCGACTTCGTGTCCTTCTTTGGCGACTGGATGTCCATGCCATCAGAATATGATCTGGATAGTAATGGGGAACCTAGGTATGATGATGTCATGTCCTTTATCAAGCGGAAGAACTATTTCGCCGGCAATTTTATGGCCGATGAGGTTAAGGATATCAATAACACCCTTACTTCCTTGGGGGTTGATAATATCAATGATCTTAATGATATGATTGTATCTAATTTCCTCTCAGGCGGTGATATATTCATCAACAGATATAATCTTGAACGATCTGGGATGTATGACGCTGATGAGATTGATAATATCATGACTAACCGATCGGAGTATGAGCGGGTAAGGGATATGATGAGGAGGATTGTCGATTTTATGTCTGAGGGGAATCTTAATGAGAAGGATATGTATTTCCTGTCCTCCGAGTCAGGCCTTGGTGATGATTATATGATATATGAGGATACATATGACTCGTTAGGAAAGAGAAGGGGCTTGAATCCAATAGAGGTAAGGGATACGATCATGAGGGCGGTAGGCGGTATCAGCGACCGCCGGGAGTTCGATCAGGCTTTCGCCTCCATCCCATACCCTTCCTTGGCACTCCGGTATCAGGAGGATCAGGATTACGCAGATCGGATGTATGACACGTATCGTAATATGACCCGTATGGAGGTTCGGAGTCAGGACGGAAATACGATTACCGACTCGTACTTCAATAGTACCACACCGTATATCAGTATGCCTAAGGATATGAAGGGTCTAAGGGATAAGGTTGGGGAGATAATCGATATGGATGATTTTAAGGACATCAAGGACGTTGCCGGACGTCTGCATGACATAGCCATGGATCTTGCCGACATGGGCGTGGATATAAGCGAGGCGATCAGCGATGAGATGATTATATCCAGACCGGAGGATATCCGTGATCTTATGGCGTCGCTGGATGTCATGTTGTCTTCCATACAGGCCGGCAATTCGGTATACGATAGCTTTATCTCCGATCTTGATAGGATAACAGGAAAAGGGAACCCGATATACGAGGTTCAGGATACTTATTCTACTGGGGATAGGATGGTGTATGTAAGGTCCGGGAATACATCCCCTTCCGATATGTATGATAGGAGCATGTTGTATATGGGTAGGAATACGTACCATAACACGGCTCCGATAACCGACACCGATCAGGCCTATGAGATGTTGGCCGATATCGGGATAGAGCGGCCCTCGTACTTGCCGGCTGGCGTGGTTCCCGCCGGGGCTTCCCGTTCCGATATTGGCGTGGTCAAGGATAACATAAAGAAGCTAGTTATGTCCAACATCTCATCCTCGAATACAGAGAACATGATCCTTACCAGATTAATATACCAGCATCCCGTAACCCCTAAGATGGATGATGTCGATATTGATCGGGAGTTCAGGAGATACGAGGCTAGGCAGGGAAAGGATCGGGATTTTATCAAATCCTGTACATCGTTGAGGAAGATCCAGATCAAGGAAAGGTTAAAAAAATCAGATTTATATAATAATGTCTTACGTTTCCTTGATTTTAATGGATTTTATAATGTATCTTTGAACCACCATGACAGAGGTACGTTAAAAAGCATGGAGATGTCGTTGCCGGAAGGTCAGGTAAGGGATCTTCTGTTTGACGTGGCTATCGAGTCCGGTGACAGTAGCATGAGAAACCTTTTCTATCTGGATAGTCAGGATAGGATGATGGATGCCGGGTTTTACAGGTATCTGTACCAAAGGAATCCGGGCCTGCTCCGGGAGGTCAACGGCGGCGTCGAGGCGAGACCGGACGGTTCGTTCTTGGCTCGTGGGAGGTATGATGATTTCGTGTCATTCCAATCCGGCTTATATGAGAAGGTAGGTGAGACGGTTGATGGTGCGATATACAGGTTCGTTGATAATCTTATATACTCCGATCCATCATCATATCAAGAAAATATGGTACGAAGGATGGGTGACGTTACGGTAAGGAGTGACGATAATCGCCTGTCAAGGATAGAGGATAATCCCTCATCCAGTAAGATAATTAATGAATACACTGCTAATACAAATAAATTAATGCGAGATTTTTCGTGTAGTTAATCTCTCTTTGGCGTCGTGAGACGTTTTCTTTCGAGCATTGAAACATTGAATTTATGGATTTGCATGAATCCGGGTCGTAGTGATACGTTCCGGATTTTTTGTCTTGTATCGGTTCTTATTAATCCCATTTACAAGACATTAAGTACTTTGATGATGACACATATCACGATCTTAGGGCTGTTAATTTTTGAACTTTGTAACGCCCGCCATCAGGTGGGGTTATTATTAATTCAAAAATAAATAGACATGGGTACAAGTGGAGACAAAATCGTTTTGTTAGACGGTATGGGTTCCGGTAGTGGAAGCGCCACTAACGGTTTATTATCTATGATTCCGGGTATGTTCGCCAATTTGATAGGCGGAAATAAGATGGATCCGAACTTGGTAGCGGCTTTGATGAACGGTCGTAACAACCAAGACGGTTTCGGCGGGGCTAACGGTTGGTGGTTGTGGATCATCGTCCTGTTCTGGTTATGGGGTGGCCGTGGCTTTGGCAATGGTTTTGGCAAGGAGCATGACGGTAGGATGGATGAGCTAGAACGCCGTGAGCGTGATCTCGAAAGGCGCGAGAGGGAGCTGGAACGTGATGAGCGTGAGCTTGAGAAACGTGATAGACTCCATGAACGAGAGGATGAGATGTATCGCAGGGGATGGTTCGGTGAACGTGGCATCCGTGACGAGTACGAAGGTACCGAACCGTATATGCGCAGGGGACGTAGGAGTCGTTACTACTGAGGAGCAGACGCTGATGACCCGGATTATAAGCGGTATATAGACACCCATGGATATCACTTTTCCAAGGAGTTGGCTAGGGAGGCCGCTGATAAGATGCTTAACGCCGATGGGTCCAAGAGAAGATGGACGATGGAGGACGCTAAGCAGATGTTCGATAAATGCGGGGCCAAGAAACCTGATAACGCCACTTGGGGAGATGTCCAATATCTGTTCGCTATGTTTTATAGCGACTACTTTCCTAAGGTATTGGATTGCGACCAGAAAATAGTCAAGGCTGTCTTGGCTTATCTGGAAGACCCTGACGCCCCGGAAGGGACGGCGTTCGTAAGGTATCTGGCGGTGCGGTGCTTCGTCGGTGACACAATCAAATGGAGTGATATGATTTAGGTTTGATACAACGTTGGAGAACCCTGTCGGCGATAGAATACCGATGGGGTTTCTTTTTGCCCGTAACTTTATTATGATTACATTTGTTCGAGGTAGATCTTTTGTTCATAGGAAGGGTGGGCGGGAATGAAAAAAAAGGCATCCTCACGGACACCCTTCCCCTTTGGTTGAAAATCACTTAAAACATTATGAGTTACTACACCGCAAATATAGATAATTAAATACAAACTGCAATGGGTAAGGGGTATTATTGGATAGAGCCAGTGGATCAGACGTTAAATGATTTCCAGTTTTATAAGGCACGTATCGTAGGCGATCCTGAATATGACGAGAGACATCATCGAGTTATATTGAGAACTGATAAGTATTTCCCTGTCGGAAGTATCTTCCATGTCTTAAAAGACCCAGAGATGTTTGTTATAGAGAGGAAGTTTAAGACATGGGGGAATAAGTATGTCGTTAAGCCTTGTGAGGGTGAATGGGAATGGGAATCTGTCCAGAAACTTAAAGACAAGGCTATTATATTCCGTAGCGGATTCCTGCACGGGGACGGCAGTTTCTGACACTTACCCGTATCTCCCCCCCCCTTGATTTCTTGGTATTTATGTATATAACTATATTTGAGCAAAAAAATAAGTTTGATATGGAAGATTTTCAAGGTAAATACAATGGTAAGCAGATAGAGCAGCTTTTGGATAAGGCTAATGATATTGATCTTACCAAATATGCTCTTAAGACGGATAATGCCCCTACCGCCACGAAATTACAGGCGGCTAGGACCATAGCGCTGTCCGGGGCTGTTACCGGTAGTGTCTCATCGGACTTCGGAGACAACGTAACTATCTCCACGACATTGGCCAATTTTGATGCCTCTAAGATCGCGTCCGGAACCATCAGCATAGATAGGTTACCTAAGGCGGCTTTGGAGAGATTGGTCGTGGTAGCTAATGATACGGCTAGATTCGCCCTTACCACCGCTACGGCTCAAAGTGGTGATACGGTAAAGGTCACGTCTACAGGTAAGATGTATCTGATAAAAGACGAGTCTAAATTAAGCAGTGAGGATGGGTATGAGCCTTACACGGCCAGTCAGGCTTCCTCCGTGCCTTGGTCCGGGGTTACGGGCAAACCAAGTACCTTCGCCCCTCCCACGTCCTCCGCTACCGTTCTTGGCGGTATTAAGGTAGGATATACGACTTCCGGGAAGAACTATAAGGTACAACTGGATTCGTCCGGCAACGCTTACGTTAACGTTCCATGGACAGATAATAACACCACGTATAATGAAGCCACGGCCGACACCTTAGGATTGGTTAAGATCGGCTATGCCTCTAATGGAAAGAACTACGCTGTGCTCTTGGCTAATGGCAAGATGTACGTCAATGTCCCTTGGACTGACAATAACACTACATACTCACAGGCCACGAGCGATAATCTGGGTCTTGTTAAGATCGGGTACTCAGCTAATGGGAAGAATTATCCGGTAGCTCTTGACAGAAATGGTAAGATGTATGTGAATGTTCCGTGGACGGATACCAACACGACATACGCCGTAGCCAATGAGTCTACTAACGGTTTGATGGCGGCCGCCGATAAGAAGACCATGAACAGGCTTATAGGGGTTAATACGGTCACGACATTAGCTAACCTGCCTATTAGCAAGAGAAGTATCACGGCCACGTTATCATCCGCTACGACCTTATCCGTGGCTTCCGGCATGCAGGTAGGGGAGGAGTTGATGATCAGGTGCGTTCCCTCAGCGGCTTTCACCCAAGCGATACCCAACTCCGGGAATTATGTCAGCATGAGCGGAACTTCTATCACCACTACGGCTAACAAGCCTTTCGAGATAAATATCTGGTGTTACGCTTCAGGTAAGTATAGCATCGCCGTTAAAGAACAAGATTAATGATATAAGACATGAGCTACGTATATATAAACAGGGAAATATATCCCAATCAATTAGTTCAGGACGATCCGCTTGATGATAATTACGCTAAGGGCTATAGTTATGATGATTACATTAACGGGAATCCCGCCCCATGGATAGAGCTTGGGGAGGAGCAATTGGCGTTCAAGGAGGCTAATCCTAAAGCTACGGTTAAGGAGATTATCGAGGCTAAATTGGATGACTCAAGGCTTCTTAATGAGGAGAAATCGGCTAAGTATGAGGAGATCAGGACTTATGAGAATAATAATCTTCATGAGTTTTTCTTGGATGACCAAAATATCTATATCCCTGAATATGATAGGCGTAACGCTTTGGCTGATGGGGCTATAGCTGGTAAGATAACGATCATGGGTCTGAAGTTTGATATGACGGAAGGCAAGATCTTGATCGGGATGATGGATAAGTATGATAATGACCTGATGTCGGCGTTAGGAGCCAAACAGAGGGAAGTAAGCTTAGCCACTACCGTAGAGCAGGTGAGGGCTATTGACGCTCAGTCCGGCTATCCAGATAAGGTAAATATCACCATGACTTATGTCCGGCAACAGGCAAAGGAGAAAGATGTCTCCGATCCTCAGAAAGTGGCTGTCAGATTCTCCAGAATGGTGGTTAATAACAAGACTATATCTTTATCCTCTAATGAGAAACTGGATGTTAAGGTTCTATTCCCTATATGGGGACAAGAAGGGGCGGAGTTCGGGTTGTCGGTGGATGCCGGATTCTGTCTCAGGGTGGTGAAGGACGATACGGATATCCTTTATGAGGTTATTCAACAACATACATTATCAAAGGAATGGGAACCCGGACTAAATACGGCTTCCTTATACAAGGTCATTGATAAGGAGCATGCCGGGACCATAGGGGATCCTATCCCGTATTTCCCTCCAATGGAGATATTCAAGGATAAATATTACATCCAGAACGCTGATGTGTATAAGTGTACTAGGGATAGCGGAACTCCTCTTAGTCATAATCTAAAGGACTTGATCGGGTTGTATGTTGAGGTTGTACAGGGCTAGTCGTATCTACCCCCCCCTATATTTGGCTTGTGATATGATACAAGTTATTTTTGGCATAATAAAATGACATTTGTAAATATATTTAAGTATGGCATCACAAAAATTCGGTTTCGTAACCGTCGACCCGGTATCAGGATCAGGAGATCAGGCGGTTAATTTCTCCGGTGAGAAACACACCGGTCGTCTTCAACGCACTATCAACCTTACGGTCACCACGAACGGCGGGGCTAAGAAGGCGTTGGTAGTTAATCAGGCAGCGGCTGCTGAGGTGGTAAGATCAGACAGCCCTAACGCTTCCGTACAAAAGACAGGTGGTAATGTTACCATCACCGGTAAGTCTAACAGTACTAAGCTTACGTTCAAGGTCACGCCGGCTAAGGAGAACGGGCTTACGTTACAACTCCCTGCTAACTACACGGCGGCTGGAAAGACTACGGCTAACGGAGCGGTTATCGCCGACGATCCCGGAGCCGCTGGCGAGTTCGTTTGGAGCATCACGATCTCGAACGTACCGGTCAACGTCACGATCGAGGAACTGACAGCTACATTGAAGGTAACTGCCGCTGGTGGCCAGACAGCCAATGTGACGGTAACGCAAGCCGCTGGAGACTCTACTATCGAGCTTGACAAGGAGACTATTAACTTGGATGTAAATGGTACTCAACAGACGGTTAACGTAACATCTAATGACAGCTGGACATGGACGCAAGCTGCGGCTAGAACCGTATTGAGAATGATGGGACGATAATCAGTTTCTTTTCGCTTACTCAGACCCCGATCGACTAAAGCCGGTTGGGGTTTATTTGTTTTGCTATCTTTGCAATAGAACAAAAAATAATACAACTATGGCTAATGATTTGAATATTAATTGGAAGGACGGGGTAGGCGAGGTGACGGACCAGCCTCTGACCGTCAGCCCTGGGTCCGGGACCGGGGACGCCCCCGTTTCCTTTGGCTCGGTGATGAACAACGGTCTTGATCGGACTCTTGAGCTGGAGATAACAACTCCAAAAGGTGTTAAGAAGATACTTACAGTGAATCAGGAGGGATGCCGGCAGGCTTATATCACGAGTGACGGCAAACGATGGCTGACTAGCGACAATCGGGTGTATGGGGTTTTGAAAAGCGATGCTTCATGCGAATGCACGGGTGATTGCCCTTGATATTTTGTTTTTACGAATTTTGTAATTACATTTGTGGCGCATGTCCATCACCATGCTTTTCGTCGCTAATTTATTATAAGGGATACCGGTCTGTGATGGGATCGGCATCCCTCTATTTTTTAATATGGATAAGATAGATGTTTTCGATGTTCAGATTCCTGATGGGAGACAAATCCGTTGTATGTCGTATAATAAGGTTACTTATTTTGATCTTGACGATATATGTAAGTTATGTTTTGACTCATACGATCTACATGATGTGGCTGACACTAAGGTAATGAGTGAGTTCCTGCACCGAGAGGGTGGTCGTTATTGGACTACGATAGATGGCGTAAGGCAGTTGTATCGTAGGATTGAGTGTAAGATGTGTTTTGAGGTTATAGAAAAATTAAAGGGATTATGAGAGAAAAGAAATTTGATTTCGTGATATATCCGTTGGATTTGATTATCACGGTTGGATTAGATTATAAGACGTTGTGTGATCGTTTCGAGAATATGGAACCTGAACACGAGGGGAAATGGGGAGATGAGGATGATATGGACAAGGAGGCGTCTTTCGCAAATTTGGTAAGGGATAGGGACGATGATGATAAATTTGCCATACTTTGGAATTTTTCGAGCGACGATGATTTAATAATGAGAAATATATGTCACGAGTCATTCCATATAGCAATGAGCGTATGCCAATTTTGCAACATGTCTCTTGGATTTAAGGTTGGAGAGGATGAACACGCAGCGTATATAGCCGGCTTCGCTGGTGATTGCGTTAGTGAGTTCATCAATAGCAAGAATACGGATTAAGTCATAAATTCTATAAGGAATATAAGAATATCAGCCTCCGCTTATTTGTGGGGGCTTTTTGTTTATCTTTGTCAAAAACATGAAGTTATGTCGAGTTGCGTAATTAAAAGGAATAAGGAAGGTAAGATAACCCGTGTCTTGACCCCTTCCGGCGAGGTATCCACCTTGTTCGATAAGATAGCGGGTATAGCCGCCGTAAGTGATCTTGATAAGGCCGCTGAGGCTTATATGACTATTTATAACGATAAGTTCAGATCCAAGTTCGGAGACTGGACGAGATCCGTGCCAAGGAATAAGGAGGCGGCCAGATCCATAAGCGCCAGACTTAGCTCCAGCGAGTGGGGGCAACTTATGTCAGCCAAGGTCCTGCCCGCCATAAGCGATATGGATGCCCCGGCGTTGGCCAGAAGTCTCGGGAATAGCGACAATGTCGTGGCTTATCTTACCTCCGGAGAGGTAGGTGATGTCAATGATATGGCTGTGGTAGATACATCTACGGTACAGGAGGTGGATCTGGATTCCATAAACGAGGATAATATTGGCGATACGATACTGAAAGAGGCGTCATGGGATGATATAAGGGCTATCAGGGAGAATATAGATATTAAGGAGACAGCCCGTATGTTATGGAAGGCGGTGGAAAGCGCTTTTACCTGGCAACGACCTAATATTAGGGTGAAGGGTGGAAATATAGATGGTGAGATTATATTCTCCGGCAATGTCTTGCCTTTAAATGATATTGAGAATTATACTCCTCCATCTTCAAGATTGGTATATGATTCCGGTGAGCCTCGCCTGTTCTTTAGATCGGATGACGGCAAGATACACGACTCTTACGCCAACGCCATAAAAGGCTCGTCCGGCGGGCGGATCGAGGCCGGGTTCTTGGCCGGCAGTGTCGAGGAGAGCGACGTCCCGTCCGGTACGGCTGACATCTCCTTTGGCTCGTCCTCCATAACCCTTAACAACAGTGATTCGTTCATCCCGGTCCTTGGCATCAGCTCAGATTCTAATATAAGTACCCGTGGAGGGTTTGTCAATTACCTTATCAAGAAAGGTCTGTTGAGCGGGGAGCGTATAAGGCTAGGGGATAGGTATTATCTTACAGGGGCCGGCAACTCCGATGGTCTTAAGATCTATAACGCTATGGATGCCTTGTCTAGGCTAAGGAATAGGTTTGGAAGTCAGTCCTCCGAAATGAACGTATTGGGTTCTATAGGTTTTGATACGGAGGTGAGCGACGATCTTGATCTTATCACGACATCCGGGGAGAAGGTCACGGTAAGCAGGTCTGAGATTAAAGGCATGTTAAGGCAAGGGCGGTTCGAGGAACTTAATAACAGGTATGATGGGTTCATGGAGCTAGCGCTATCGTTGATGATGGAGGATAACGCCTTATATGGGAGTAATGTCCGTGGCGTTATTGAGAACGAGAAGGCGGAAGATCTTCAAAACAGGACCGATATAACCAACATCTTATCCACATTAGGTATCCGCGTGATGGGTATGTCCGAATATATGGATAAGTATAAGATGCGTAATGGCGTAGATCCTTCCGCTAGGGCGTTATCCGATATGGCTAATGGCGTGATAGCATTGGCTGAGGGGGCTACGGTAGAGGATCTTAATGAGGAGGTAGCTCATTTCTTGATCGATACTTACCGTAACCAACAGGAGATTGACGAGGTTCTGGACTCTGTTGTCGGCACGCCATTATGGAATCAATTCGCCGGTCGTTACTATGAGGTGTATGGGAAGGAATACCAAGGGGAGGAACTGGATCGGATGGTGAAGCGGGAGATCCTAGGCAAGACGTTGGCCCAGCGGTTCGTGCCGGGCATGGAACAGGCGGTGGAGGATCTGGCCTCGTCCGAGGACGCCCAGCTCTCCTTGTTTGGCAGGATAATCCGGGCTATACGGAATTTCTTCTCTACTCAAAGATCAGACTTGAATAAGGTTCTTGATAGGATAAAGGAGTCGGCGTTAGCTGATGATCCAAGCGCATTTGACGTGCTTCTGTTAAAGGATAGCGACCATCTCATGTACTCATTATCGGATGTTGATGTGGCTAATAAGCTGATCAAGAACGGTGGGTCATTGGAAAGACTATATACCAGATTGCAGAGGATGAGGTCAAGCCAAAGCCAGAGGATCGGTGAGAGTATCTCCCTTCTACGTGATATAGGCGAGAAGGTAAGACAAGTCGGGGGTGAGCTAAATAAGAATAACAACCTATTATCCACCAAGAGCGTCATAGCGACCGCCAAGGCTGAGGTGGAGTATTTGGTCACTGTCGCCAGTAGCCTACGTAAGAGCGGAAAAGGATTGGATTATGAGACGATACAGGTTATCGATAACGTATATGGGGAGATAGTTCCTCTGATCAGGAACCTTCGTGGATTCGTCAATAATCAGGCGGCTGATTATTATGGCAGCAATAAGGTTGGCATGGTAGAGGATATGGATGATATATTACGTATGGCTGAGACATCCATGTCCGATATAAACGCCCTCCGTAGTGATCGTAACGAGGATTGGCTGGATGGACAGCTCCGGATGTTTAATATTCCGGAAAGATTCTGGAATGGGATAAAGAAGTTGATAAATAACATCCATAAGGATATCAATGTCATGTCCCGGTTTTTCGGGACATTGGAGCATAGTGGGAACGCTATCTTAGGCATGTTAGGACAACGCCTTGCCAAGGCTTATAACGACGCTCATGTTGAGGGTGTGGCTAATATCAACAAGATGACTAAGATGATGAAAGAGCGTGGATGGGGGATAAAGGATAATGAGGATCTTATACAGAAGATAAATGGGAAGAACTCGGATTACCTTGACTCGTCCCGTGATTTCGCCAAATACGATTTACTATATAGGACCGAGCAGGCTAAGGCTATTATCGATATATATGATCTTAAAAATGTCATGGGTAAGACCGAGAAACAACTTATCGATCTTCTTCTATCCGATAGAGGACTTAAGGTGAAGACCCGTGACGACATAGTAGGATATGACGGGGATAAGCCTATTACGAAGGAGGTATATCATATATTCAAACCTACCATCCAGAATTTTGATATCTCGGACATGACGTTCGAGGATCAGCAACGATATCTCGACGCGATAAATAGGTGGTTGGATGAGAACCAAGAGAAACCTATGGTGCAGGCTTATTACGATAAGATCGAGAAAGTTAATAAGAAGGTCGAGGAAAGACTGGGTCGTAGGGTATCGCAAGCCACGTCCGATTTCATGACCCGTATCCGCAGGAGCCGGTATGTGGCTATGGATAAGTTCGTGAGGAACGGGAAGGTCGATTGGAAGGCGTTTCAATCCGATCCTATAGCTTGGAGATCTTATCTGGATATTTTACGTGACAGGGCTATAGCTAAGAGCGAGTGGTATTCCGATGGGACACCAAAGGAAGAGGGATCAGAGGCTCTGATGATGTCCGAGGAGATCAAGGCCTGGGACGAGGCATGGGCCGAGGAGTTCGGGAATACCAACGAGGGTCGTAAGGCTTCCGCCGAGTTCAAGGAGATACTTCGTGGGATAGAGCGGTCCGAGGGCGGCAAGGCGGCGTTTGAGTTCCTGCTAGCTGGCGGTCATCTTGGCTTCTCCAAGGATATGTGGGGATCCGAGGAGGGTGATTATTACGAGAATCTTGTTGATAAGATCACGGAGCAATCTGTATCATCATCAAGAATAGAGAAGGTAGAGGAGGCGATGGCGACAATAAACGAGATCAATGACCAGCTAAGGCCTTTGCTTATCCAGTACCGGGATAGCACGAGATACGGGGAATATGATTTCGATAGGTTACGTGGATCCGCCTCATTAAGAAAGATAAACGAGTTATATGATCGTCTGGCTGAGGCTAAGAGCGTTATTAACGCCGCCGCTTCCGCTGAGGCTATTGAGATGGATATGCCTGATACGGTGGAGAGTGGAGTCACGGATTCTTACCGTAACGCTTTAAGGGATGCCATGGCATACGACAAGGGCATGGATGAGATTAAATTCGCCAAGGAACATATGTCTGCTCGTTCCCGGAGTCAGGTGGATAGGATGGCCGCTAAGCTATCTAGGAAGAACCCGTCATGGACGACCGTGGAGGTATCGTTTTTGAGAAGGAAATACGGTCCTGACTTCAATAATAAGCTAGCTAACGACATAGCGATGGGTAAGACTGATGAGATCCTTGTCGAGTACGCCAGAACCCGGTTGTATCCTTATATGAGGAAATACTCTCCCAAGGGATATTCTGATTTCGTCAGGAAGATAAATAACGGTACGTATAAGGTATCCGAGTTCTTTGATGCGATGGAAAATGGTATATCCAAGGAAGAGAGCGTATCCCGTTTCGGGTTCGATATTAATATGATCGACCTGACGATCAACAACCAGTGGCTTGATGAGGCCGATGCCGAGAGTTCTTTCCGTAATCCTAATTATAATCCCGATCTGGGTTATGGGTATCATACGCCTAGGTTCGATAAGTACAAGAACGAGGCTTTTTTCAAGAAATACGGTATTACCAACGAAGGGGAGGAAGCTACGATCAATAAGGATAAGTGGGAGATGAGGAAAGAATTGCTTAACATAAGCCGTAAGGCTATGGAGGATTATGATGAGCGATTCCGGAACATCTACCAAATACCACAGATATCCAAGGGCGGCGTGGAGAGGATGGTGCAGGCCGGGGTTGACCCGAAGGCGGCTATCGGCAACGCCGTACGTGATATCGTTGGCGAGAGGGTGGATGACCCTATACATGGTCAGGGACAAGACCTAGGAGGGCTTGATGAGAACGATAACAAATATCGTATGATCCCCAAATACTATCTTAGTAAGCTGGAGAACGCCAACGACGTGTCCCATGACTTCGCCTACTCTTATTCCATGTTGTCCTTACAAGCGACCTCTTACAAGTATAAGAGGGCGGCCTTGGATGATGTTATGGGATATAGGAATAAGATGCTTGAGATACAATACGACGGAGGCAAGAACCCGGAGGCTACTCACGCCTATAGAATGTTTCAGGACTGGGTTAACGCCAGCATCTACGATGTCAGGATAAATAATAAGCGGGCGGAATGGAATATAGGTAATTATAAGGTCGATCTTAATAAGCTGGCTCTTATGTTTACTAAGTTCGTATCCAAATCCAACTTAGGCTTCTCCCCGTTCGTGGCGGCTACCGGTGCCCTTACCGGGCAGGCCAACTTCCTTTTGGAAGGTATGGTAGGACAGTACATAAGCAAGGACTCCATGAAATACGCCTATAGGGAAGCCCAGAAGCAGTTAAGTACGTACGTGTCGGAGATCGGGGATATAAACCGCACCAACAAGCTATATGTCGTTGGAGAGGCTCTAGGCGTATTCAATGTCCGCAACCGTGTACGATCGGCGGCGTATAACAAGATCTGGAGAACCTTATTCCGGGACCTGCCGTTTAAGATGATGGAGGTTCTTAACTCCCCGTTGGATCCGCAGGTCATTATCTCGGTCATGGATGATACCCGCCTATACGAGGGTCAGTTCTGGTCATACTCCAATTTCAAGGAGATGATGATGAAGGACAGGAATATGTCCGCTAACGAGGCTAAACGTGATTGGGAGCGTTTAAGGGATTATTCTATGTGGAACATGGTAGATGTTAAGGATGGAAAGATCGTGGCTAAGAACGAGGCTAACAAGGATATTATAGACCGATATATACCCACCTTGTCCAGTAGGGTCAGGAGCATGGTGCAGATATGCGACGGCGCCCTGAACGAGCAGAACCGGGTGGGGGCTAGCCGGAACGCGATCCTTAATATGGTGCTTCCTCATCGTGGATGGTTTATATTGGCCGTGCAGCGGGCATATAAGAAAGCCGGTTTCAATTTCCAGACCAACCAGTTCGAGGAGGGATATATGAGAACGTTATGGAGATTCGCCGGAGATATCTATAATATGATGTCAGAAGGCAGGATGAAGGAAATACATGACGTGCTGAAAGAATATCATAGTCTTAATCCTTATGAGCAGACCAATATCAAGCGATCGCTTATCAATATGGCGGTATTCGCTACCATGATAGCCATAGGACGGGCGTTGATGGGATATAGGGAGGATAATGAGGATAGCTGGTTCGGACAGTTCATTACCTATATAGGATTCAGGACGATCAATGAGATCGCTTCCCAGACATCACCGTTCATGGAGCTTAACGCTATAGACATGCTGCAGGATCCTCTGGTTACCGCCCGGAAGTTAGGCGACCTCACCGATCCTCGAAACTGGGATCCGTTCGCTACCGTCCAGACCGGCGTATATAAGGGCGAGAGCAAACTATGGAGGCAGCTCATGAAGTTCTCGTTTGGTAAGCAATGGTATAATATCAAGACGGCTAGGGATATTAAGCAGACATCCGACTACTGGCTGATGACCAACGGCATGACGATGGGATTCTTCTTAGGAGGCAGGGATAAGGACGAGTCTGGGGAGGACGCTAATTGGTACTTTGACAGGGGAAGATAACTGATATAGTATGACGAAAAAAAATAGCCAGTCAATTGTTTAAGACAATTTGATTGGCTATATTTGCATTATGAAACAATGAATGACGGGATCTCACTTCAAGGTCATTCAATGTGTAAGATATTTTTGGCTCATTAGGATTTGTCGAGGTGAGATCCGACATCTCCTTTTGGGCCTATTTTTTATATCATGTGTAATATTGTTTTGAATGATGATTTATCTATCAGATCGTATTTCGAGAAGGTTCTTGAGTTAGTTAAATCCGGAGAGGATTTCCCTGTTAACCTAGATGAGGTTTGGCCTTTGATATATTCTGATAAGGGTAAGGCTGTTAGGGTTCTTACTGGTGATAATGGGTTTATTAAAGATATTGATTATAAAGTTTTTACCAAAAATGGTAAAAACCCTACCGGGGGAAGACCAACAATTGTATATATGATATCTGTATCTTGCATGGAATATTTAATAGCAAGGAAAGAAAGACGAGTATTTGATGTATATAGAAGCGTATTTCACGGCACAGCAAATGCTTTAAATAAAACGGAAGCATCTGTAGAAAAGAACCTTCCACATAATTATATAGAAGCATTAGAAGCGTTATTAGCATCTGAGAAAGAAAAACAGGCATTAGCTGAAGCCAAGAAAGCAGCGGAGGAGGCTAAGATGATATCCGATAACATTATTAAAGAACAAGCCCCTAAGGTAGGATTCGCCGAAACAGCTATTATGGCCAATGACAAAGGTGATGATATGTTGATTCGTGATGTTAGGAGAGAACTTGAGTCTCATGGATGTGATATAGCGGAAAGATCTCTAAGAGAGTTTTTACAAGAGCAAGGTTTCTTTTACAAGAATAAGAGAGAATGGATATTGACAGAGAATGTTATGAAGAAGGGTTACGCGCATTACAGATACAATACGGATACCGGGATCAGGAATACGGTTTATATGACTAGGAAGGGATTTGAGAAAACGTTATATAATATCAAGAACAAACCTCAATCAAGAGAGTCTTTCATCTCTTTCGGGGGTAAGATATTTGATTAAGATAGTAGAAGGATAGGAAATTATCATCCTATCCTTCTTATTTTCGTTATCGGTTATTATATTTATACACAAAATCATCCACATCCATATACTCGCACCCGAAGTTTTCCGCCGTCTTCTTATCGGAGTCGGAGAACTGTCCTTCTTTTCCGGAAGCGTCCCCGATCATCAAGATAGTATCGTATACGATCTTTTCTTCCTCATCTTCATCGTTATTCATGTATTCGATGAAATCCATATACTCTTTTATCATCCCTATATTCGGCTTCCTATTGACGTTGCGTTTATTATTGCTTTCGCAGTAATAAGCACTTACGGATATATCCGTGTAATCTTCCAAGGCGTTTGATATGTAATCGAATTTATATTCAAACATCTCTTTGTCCACGAATCCTTTTTCTATACCTCCCTGATTTGATATGATTAGTATATCATCAGGAGCGTAATTTTTGATAGCCTCAAATACGTAGAGTTTGAGTTTCATATCCCATATACCTTTAGGGAATGTATCCCCTGACAATGTCTCAATCAGTGTCCCGTCTAAATCTGTTATTAACAATTTACGCTTTTTCATGATTCAAAATTTAAATGATATGTGATTATTTAGCCATTTTATCAAGGCGAATATTAAAAGAGAGCGTAGTAGGAGGAGACTTTGGCAACTCATTGCCAATTTTTACCATCTCATAAGAAAAATTCTTTCTTGCAAAGTCCAATGTCCATATAATGATTTTTTAAGGTTGTTATATATCTTGTAATAAATACTCTTCTATTTTCTTAGCCATATCAATAAGCATCTCACATCTAAGGTTATTAAACTCCTTACAAAACCTCATGTCTTCCTCATGCTTTTCCTCAGGCGATCTGTTATCAATTACGCTGTAGCATGGTGACGAATACACGGGGATAGGTCTCATGGCCTCTATAGCCAATTTAATGGCCTTTTCACTGATCTCGCTCATATAATCCTCTTTTTGCACCCATATAATACCACTGTTAAAGCAATTTGGGTTTTCTAACTGGCAATTTCCATCGTCATGAAAACAACATCCTGTACAACATTCTTTCTCTATCTCTGAGACAGCCATGAATCTCTTCTCTTCATATATCATGGTATCTCCTTTTTCTATCTTATTCCTCTTTGTCTTCATCTTATCAAATTTTTATATCCTACACGTTTTAATTCCTCTTCGGTAGCTTTCTTCTTAGGGAACTTCCCATGCCATTTCCCGGGCACCACGACATCACGGCCGTCGGGGCTGGTAGCCAGCCTCCCGCATTCGCTGCACAGCCCCATGCCCTTGTACGGCTGTAGTTCCTTGGCATAGTCGAATTTATCCACCATATACTCGTTTGTCAACATCCAATAACTAGACGTAGCGGTATTATCAACGCAACCGCATTTAGCGCATACAAATAAGCTCATATTTTAGTATCGTTAAATGTCGTTATCCTTATCATCGTCAACCCTCTCCACCTTAATCATCCCCATATCGCCTGAAGGTAACGTCATGTCGCTATACACGTTATTCCAGTTCTCGTCAATAGCCAATTGATGCAGTATTGATCTATATATCTGGTAGGTGTTTCCGATAAGTCTCTTTCTATTGATCATATCTTTACTACCTCCATCATACCCTATATGTTCATAGTCTTCGAGATCCGGGAACAGCCTTCTTCTTATAGCCATCGAGTTATTTGCTATAAAGCTTCTTATCCCCAGCGACTCCGTCCTGTCCATATCATCTATCAAAGTTTCCGTGGTATGCTGAAGATCCATGTCTCCGGCTGCGTATCTGCTTATGTCCTCCACGCACCGGGATATCAGCATCAGTTGTTCCCTTGTCAATGTTATTTTATAAAGTTGTTTGTTGTTCATATCCTTCTATTTTATTTATCATCTCGAATATTTTCACCGCTATCAACGGCACTATGGCATTACCATAAGCCTTTATTGATTCTTTTCTCCATTTCCCGTAAGGAATGGTAAGGTTGTCCACATTAAAGGGTAGCCCATCATTTCCTCTACAAATAGGGGACTGAGTTGGAAAACTCTTCCATTGAGTCGATCCCCGTCCATCCCAATCACGGCAGGCATATTTCTTAAAGAGTCTGTTCTCGGTGCTCCGTTGCTTTTTGTCATCTTCCTTATCGTACAAGAACCTGTGTGATCTGAGGCCACTGGTGTCGGTAATAAGTCTCCGTATTTTATCCCTTGTTTGGGAAGTGAACTCAAATCCATGAATCTTGTCTTCCCGTCCTTGTCGCAAACCTTCAACCCTTGCGTCTGAACAGTCGGAAGCAATGAACCATATCCTATACCGTTTATGTGGCGCTCCGACACCGCAAGCTGGAACAATGATCGGTTGGACGGAATATCCTTCACGTTCAAGATCGTCGCAGATGGTATTGATGATATATTCTTGCTCAAGTATCGTTTCCTTGTAATTTTCTTCATCTTGATCACTTTTCGTTTCCACGTCAGTTTCACTACCGGGTTGAACCATATTGGTGATTCCAGCAACATTCTCGCCAATAACCCAGAGCGGTCTTGTCTCTCGTATGACTCTAAGCATTTCCGGCCAGAGATAACGGTCATCATCCGCTCCCTTTCGTTGTCCAGCGACGCTAAATGGTTGACAAGGGAAACCTCCGGTGAGCACGTCGATTTTCCCTTTCCATGAAGTGAAATCAGTTCTTTTAATATCTTCATATAATACTGTTTTTGGAAAATAATATTTTAATACACTTTGACAGAATGGATCTATCTCGCATTGAAAGACATTGTTCCATCCTACCTCTCTAGCGGCTAAATCAAAGCCTCCTATACCTGAGAAAAGACTAGCGTGATTCATTCCATCTTATTTGATATTAATTTTTCTTTTATATGTTTAGATATATCAATTATCTCATCTTTTATATTGCAGTCATCTTTTAATAATGAACCAAATATACATGATATGGCGCCCTTTAGGCCTAGCGCTATCCCTATCTCCAATATTTTTTTATCGGTATTAGAGATTTCTACAGGTTCATATAATATTGATGATATGTTGTTAACGACGTATATTATATCATCTTCATTCATTGATGTAGATTTATCGACAATAGCTATAAAATCTTTTATAATCATAATATAAGCTATTTTTATTTCTTTTATCGTATCATCGCTTAGATGTCTATCTCTTATATGCCTTTCAACATACTTGTTTGCTAGATTCTCTATTTTGTCCATTTGTGCTATCAATTATTTAGTTAATAATAGATCATAGTCCTCTTCGTCTATACTCCCATTATTGTTGACATATATAATGAAATCATTTAAAAGCACGGTCTTATCCTTGGATAAGGCTTTTATAATAAACTCTCCATCATCTTTCAACATCACATGCACAGTATCCCAGATAACATATTTTTGACATTCTCTCTCAATCCTTTTGGTTATATTGAGCATCTTCTCGTATGCTTCTTTATGCCTTTTGATCATTTTGTCTAGCTCAGTCGTATCATTTTCCCGTATAACCGTGAATATATACTCCTTGTTACAATTCCAACATTTTATTAGTCTTTCTGATCCACACTTCTTGTCCTTGTAGAAGAAGCATCCCCTACATGGCTCCTCATGGTCGTAGCTTAATACTACAAGCAGCTCCATGCCATTCTTGTATATCACGTCTCCTTGTTTCATCTTGTCTATTTTATTAATCTCATTATCAATATAGCAAAGTTGAATATTATCCATACTATAGATATCCAGAATGTTATACTCAACATAAGACCTATGTTCTTAGGTATAGGATCTACTCTCCTGAATGTAAGGATCATGAATATAAATGTCTTGAAGTTCATAATTTACGATATTTTTCTATATAGTTAACTATTAGATCCTTGACACCTTTAGGGACATTAATTAGCTTAAGGTTACCTTGGAATATATCCTTACCGTACTCGTCCATGATCACCCCGAATGAAGGATTCATGATTCTTGTCGATATACATATCGGTTGGTCGGTATCGAATCTGATAACGGCTACCTTCTTCTCGTTTATCGCCTTCTTTAGGGCTATATAAAGCTTATGACCTTTAACAATGTCACAATTACCTTTCATGATCTTAGACATATATATGATATGCTCTTTCTTCACATTGCTGAGATTGTCCATCAGTTTAAGATCTCCACCAACAGATTTCCATTTTTTGAAGCAAGATATGCATAGACAATAACTGGACTTGGCGTTCCTCGGCATCATCCTGCTGCTACCAGCGGGAACCGTATCGCCACAGCAGACGCACGTCCGGTCTTTGTTGGTGCGTACTGGGCCATAGCTGTTTATCGGGTATTCTTTTTCTTTAAGCATCTTTTTCTGTTTTCAAAATTATCATCACCATATTCATAATTAGGACAAGCCTTATTGCTTGGGCGTCTCGTATAAGTCTTTTGCTCCCTATCATATTTCCTGTTAGGGTTTATATAATGGTCGCACACTTGCCAAATGGAGCAGCATACTTTCCCGTATCTTTTCGCCCATTCCCGATCATGTAGATGTACACAAGTGGCGCAAGTTGGGTTCTTGAGCTTATCCTTATTCTCATCTATGATCTTATTGACCCGATCAAGAATAACATGCATTTTTTCAATATTTATGACGTTAAATGCGTCTGGGCATGGAAGATATGTCATTGAGCTTATATCTATGTCCATTTCCTTGGATTTATTGTAAGCTGATTTGTATTTCCTTCTCATCAAATCCTTTAATTGATTTACTTTTCTCTCATAAGTCCCCATATTTCACTCAGTTTTCCATTTTATTTACATCGAAATCGAAACTAACCACTATATCGGTGGTTAGAGCGCTGGCGATTTTGCTTTTTATCTCATCATTACTGAGATTAGCATCGTGCACTAATCGCTCATAGTCTTTATCGTCAAGAATTATCTGTTTTTTAATGTTCATATCCCTAATATTTCTGCTACATAAACAAATCCATAACATACATAATTATCAGCGTCATGCTCACCCCAATTCACATGCCATACGACGGCGCACGGGAAATATAATGGCATATCCTCAGCCATAGGATCCTCTTTGAAGTCATCAATGTTTATCTTCTCCCTCCACCTCCACAGGTCTTGGATATCGTTCAAGATTAATTTGTTCATAACAATCTGGTTTTTAATACTGATACAAAGATAGGATTTAAACAAAAATAAAAGCATGAATAATATTAAAATAATATTAATCATGCTTAAATATAAATATATCCCTTCTAGTTCTCACGGATATACGTATTCGTATTCATCTGGAGGAGATGTCTTATATTCAACATCGCACTCCATATTGGTGTAATAGTTATCCCCTTTTCTGTATACTAACGCTACCCAACAGTCATATTTTTTGCTGTATCCTATAAGAGGAACACCTTCCATAGGAGGATTATCCTCCGTTTTGTACCTTATTCTTGCTGTTTGTTTTATACTCATATAATCCATTTTTTAATAATGTTATCATCAGTGAAAATAACGCATCTATAAGATGTTTCTCTTTTCCCCAATATATAGGAATATCATCTATATCCCTATATAATGCAAACCATGCGTTTTCTAGCTTATAACATTCGAATGTAGAACCCTCTATCTCATATGGGAGTAAATTCAGTAACGTCCCTACATCCCAAACAGGGTTGGATATATCCGGGGTAACGGCCTCGACCAGCACCCTCCCCTGTTCTTTTGTGGTGAATATCCTTTCTTTCATCTAACCCTTGATCTTTTTCTCTACAGTAACGATCGTATCATTATGCCATCCCCCATGAGCCACGAGAAGAATCTCCTGCTGCTCGAAACCAAGACCGGCCCCTATACCGCCGGAGTTCCATGCGCAGGTAATGACCACCCCGCCTTTCTTGGTGATCCTAGCTATCTCATTCTTCTGCCTAGCCCAATAACTAGATTGCGTTGTTTGCATATTAACAGATCCTCCAAGTCTTTTATACGACTCAGATACCTGCCTCGGAGAATATGGTGGATCATATAATACCATATCAGCCATATTATCCTTAAGACCACGCAGGAAGTCTGTGGCGTCTTTATGATACATAGCTTTAGTATCAGGGTCAAGATCGTTGGTGATTGTCCCTATATCGCTGTTTCTGGCGAATGGATCCACTATAACCATCCCCTCTTCTCGATATTTATCTATAAGTTCCCTTATCGGTTTTATGCTGAATGTCTCGCTGTTCGGCATTGACCATTTCTTGTTTATAATCATCTCTTAACTCTGTTTTAAATTTAAGCTTCATAGTACTTCTAGGTACAGGATCGCATATGTCATCCCACCAATTCTTGTGCCCTTTCGGTGGATGTATATCCTTTTTCCATAAAGATCCCTTAACTGTCTTGATTCTTCCGTATGGTCTCATTTTGCTCGTGTTTACCTTCACATGTCACATTATATCCGTTTCTAATGACCCGAACATAAGCTCATCAGTAATCTTGCGAAATTCCTTTACAATATCATTTATCTGCTTACGTTCGATGCTCCTTAGCAAATGGGCTATCACATCCACTGTCCATCCATTGCCCGCTAAAGACATGGCCGTATTTGGGGCTATCCCGTCAAGGTAATCATCCGGCAATGTCTGTAGCCTACACATCTCCACAGGAGTTAGGTATCTGAACTTATCTTTCAGGTCAAAGGCGTTAGGATATCTTCCGGGAGGTAACGATGAGATTACGTTATCTTTCATAACCGTTGTCAGGCAATTACTTTTCTTGATGGGAGTGGTATTCTTATCTTTTCTTATCTCCAGACATTGCGTTATTTTTATGCCCATGTCACAATCCTTTCGATACCCGTCCTCTCCTATCCTTCTACCGACAATGGTTCCTATATATCTCCCTCTTATGGCTCCCGGATTCCAACCCTTGTCATGCTCTAGAATATCATCCAATGATATATGCTTGTCTTTCGGCATTTCTACCGGCCAATTACACCAATAAAGGCGATGCCGGGTCTGTGCCGAGACCAAGGCACTATCGATCTCCACCGGCTCCACGCCAAGCTCCTCGGTGATCACCCAGCGGTGCTCGTCCCGCATCCGGACGTTCTCGCCCAAGAACAGGACCTTACCTTTGGTTTCCTTTCTTAAATGCTTTACGATGTCCGAGAAGCAAAAGAAAAGCCTTCCACGAGCGTCCATGAATCCCTTACCCTTACCTGAGCTAGAGAAGCTCTGGCAACAGAACCCTCCCATGACCAGATCTATGTCTTTCCAAGGGATATCCCATGTTCTCCAGTTATTAACATCCCCTAATTGAATAATATTAGGAAAATGTTTTTGACTTACCTTTATGCATGTCTTGTCTATCTCTGAGGCATAGTAAGTCCCAATAGGTATACCGGCTCTTTGTAATGCTAGATATCCACATGATATCCCATCAAACAATGATAATACATTCATATTGTTTATCGTTTATTTATGCAATTCTATAGCAATTGTATCATCAAAATGATCATTGACTATATCTCCCTTCTCTTTTATAGACATATCAGATAAAGAGGCAGGGTAGGATGTTATATAATCATTCGTATTTATAACAACCCTTATTTCCTTACTCTTATCCTTGACAAGCATCAATTCGTCTATCAAATCTTGTACTGTCATATTTTTCTCCGCTTTCATAAATCCTGTTTTTATTTATTTTCATGGTCTAAAAATATCCTTTGCGATCATATCAAGGGATATTTTATGTATCTTAGGTAAGACCTTAACCAATTTTATACCAAAATTTTCTCCTCTCTTAACAAAAGTCCATTTACCATATATGATTCCATGCATCATATTCTGTATTACTTCCTTACTGTCTGTCAAGAATACTTAGTAATAGACACTTTTGGCATAATTAAAATCCTCCCCATGATCATTTGCCGGTCTTAATATCATTACGGCGGAGGAGCATCCACGGACGAACCCGTATATCTCAAGGCATTCATCAAACTCATAATTATCGCGTTCCTCATCATGAACATCCTTAACCCATTTACATGGTCTCCCGTCCTTAAACGGGATTTTTAACTGTTTCTTTGCCATCTTTTAAATTGTATTATAATGTTATTACCTGCTCATAGGTGAGCGTACCTTTGTAACCTCTAGCTTTTAGTTCCTCGATAAGTTCTCTAGGTTTGAATTTGGTTAGACCCGGGTTGGCAAACACTTTCGTTAATTTACCCCCCCATCTGCATTGGCTTTTTTGGACGATTTGTAGGCATTTACACAATCCTTACAGTAGTATCCAAACCCATCCTTTTGTGATTTGTTCTTATAGAATTTATCTACTGGTAATTCTTTACCACATTTCTTGCATATTTTAGTCTCCATGTCTATTAAATTAAATTATGATTCAATGTTTTCAATCTTAAATTCCCAGTCCATAGCGTCATGCGTTGCTTTAAATCTGTTTCTTTATGACAATTTGGTTCCCGTATTGAGGTATAATGCATAAACCTTCATTCAATCCATTTATTTCCAGTTCCCCAAAATTATTTAGATTTATAATAAACTCATTACCAACCCAATCAAAAACTCGTATGCCATTTTTAACTTCTATTTCATCGTCACCGCAGCGATGATTAATAATATGCACTTTTATTACCTTCGTCCCTGTTGTCCTATATTTATAACTCTCAATTTATCATATTCCTCTGAAAGAATCCCATGATCAAACAATTTGTTAGCGTCTATCTTAAGACTTCTATAATTGTCAGTTATATTGATATCACTCCACAAGTTCAATTTTCCCTTATCATCCAATTGCATATGGATAAAACCTTTTGTCACCTTCTTTCCGGCTTTAAGAGCCTCTACGTCTTTATCGGTAATCTTTTTCATGCTTTCGATATTTTATCATTATAGTTAAATTCATCTTTCATTCTGATCTTTATACCTCCATATGATAATTCCTTATGAGCTGTAACAAAATAATCAACCGCATCTTCATCTAATAAACTATGCGGACACCTTTCCCATACAGGGTTTTGATCTAGATGACCCCATGTGGCTACAAGTAACCTATTCTTGTCATTATCAATAGCTATTTTGTATGTCCCTGTAGTAGCCTTACGTTTAATGATCGCTCCATTTAACATCTGTTTCTTAGCCCAGCTCCATGAACCTCTCAACCCAAATGTTTTTATAACCCAGTCATTTATCTTCTTCATTTCAAGTTATTTGTTAAAAGTGTAATATAAATATAAATACATAAATTGGATAGGACTATTCACCATACCCTTATCAGTAGGATCATCGTATTTTTCAAGCCAAAAACGAAGCGCCTCCCAATCGATATCCTTACGGTCACATACCATGCAGGCTAGGTTAGCCCCGAACAGCTCCCCGCCGCCGCTCAACGACCTGTTAAACCTCTTGGCTAGTCTTCTTTTGAATCCCTTATCATACCATATCCCGGAGGTAGCGGCATAGCAATAATAAGCGTTGTACTTCATTTTCACGCCCATCCTATCAAATAAAGACGTATGCCATATCCGATCCAGAAAGAACACTATTCCACGATATATGAAAGTCCGGAGATTCTTCCTGTATTTCTTCCCTAAGAAGCTATCCACGCAAGATATAGTCCCGCCTGAATAGTACCAGTTATTGGCACCTCTCTTGACCTTATCCGTCATCTTGAACTTATTCTTTCTATCCTCTACCCTATCCCAAGGCTTTAATTTATCCTCATTAAATGTCGGGCAATAATGATAGTAATGATTGATCCATGACAGATATGGGTTGTATATCGTGTATCCATTATCGCTGACATATGAGTTCATATCATACCCAAGTTCCTTGGCTAGAATAGATCCCTCATCAGCTAATACCTTTAATATCGGATTTAAGTTCCATATCTGATCTTGGCTAACAAACATCGAATAGCATGGGTCTTCATCCTCTCCATACCATCCACCCATCCCGCTCACTATTTTATCCAAATCAAGTGAATAATCTTTCCCGGATGAAAAGTCATCTCTAAGAAAAAAACCTCTATATGGGATCATATCATGTATGCCGGGTTGGTCGTCAAATATGAACTTAGCGTTCTCGGTCAATCTAATCAATGTTTGCAAGACAGAGGATATATCTATGGGTGCATATTCACACCCATAGACCTTATTATTTATCCAAAGATATTGAAGAAGCTCGGCTATATTAATAGTCCCGTCCTCCACATATCCTGTCTTGTTATCGAAGTTTATTTTGGCTAGAGGTATATTACTCCCTTGTGGTTGGTCACTTTTTTCATTACAACAATGCACGAACCTGCCAAAGAATATATCCTTCCAGCCAAAATATTTATCCCTTATCGTCATAAGCCTATTTCTTGTCGTATAACGACATGACGTTAATAAGATCAGCTTTTCTGGCCATCCCCTCAAGTTTATTAAAGCCATCCATGTTATCACCGCTGACGATGATAGTAGGATATACCTCTATACCGTACTTGGATATTTCCTCCTCCGTGGCTTTGTTCTCCGGGATCTGGTTTAACGTGACCTCACCCTCATACTCCTGTAATGTGTTGGCGATAATATATCGCATGTAGTCGCTGTATTCAGCGTCTTTCTTCGTGAAAAAATCAATTCTTACCATCTCAAATAGTTATTAATCTGTTAATAATCAAATCAGCGGTAAATATAGCATTATCTACCTCATCTATACTCATCTTTCTCCCATCGAAATTGTTAGATAATAAATCCTTAACAATCTGATATCTACGCTGCTCCCAATTTACGTCTACATCAAAATTCAGATTCTTTACATAATCATAATTTAATTCATTATAACTGTAACTGAGATACTTAACTATCGGGAATAGGCTATCATCAATAGTGCGCTTGATTACATTAACGTATTTACCTGTTCTTTTGTCGATAGCTCTTAATCTCTCATCTACTACTCTTTTTCCTGACTCTTCCATTCTATAAGCCCTTTGTTATGTTTATCGTAATATAATAACGCTATGGCGTTCCAGCATACGGCGGATAGATGCATGAATCCCTCCTTATCATATCTCTCCCCTTTCGTATAAGCGACCAAGTGCCTCATGAGTGCACCTAGATAACGATTAAATCCATCAGGTATATCTTGCCATGAGTTATCGGCGTACTTCTTGGCTCCTTCCGTATATACCCTCACGATGTCCTCTATCTCAGCCAAAGGAAGAAGATCCCACCGGAGTTTACCGTCGGCCCGGTCGTCCTTCCCGCTGCCGTCTTTCCCCACAAGCGGCCCGCTTTCCACCACTGCGTCTCCTATTTTTGGCTTCCCGAAATTTATCGCCTCATCCGCCGTTTCATCATCAATAAGCCTTAACTTGATAGCTCTATTTAACGAAACAACCATCTCCTCATCAGCCCAAATGGATTTATATGTCTCATCAAATAACGGTTCTATTTTCATCATTCCCGTATTGTCGGCGGTCTCAAGTACTTCAAATACCTTACCATCATAAACGACCTTGTCGTATTTGCTAAATTCCTCTTTCATCTTAAACTCCTTTTTGTTTTATTATTATTACTGGATCATCATTAAATGGAGATAATATCCCAATATGCAACAATATATTGCGCTCATCACCCTCGTTCTTCTCAGCTTCAATAACATTGATATTCGATTTGTTGCTAGATATAATATTGCTATCTATATTAGGATCATTTTTGATTATAGCCCATCCTTTTATAATAGGCTCATGATTCATTAACTTAGCGACATCTTCTTCAACCAACCAATATTCCTCGAAAACAGTATCCGGATATTTAGCCTTTATTTCCTCGTAAGTATTATACCATGTCATATTTTCATGTTTTAGATTAATAAAATTCACTAAGATCCCTACACTCTGGTGTCTCTCCTGTCATAGAGTAAAGCTCACCAGATGATAGATACACACAATTCGTGGCCTTTCCGTCCCTACGCTCATTTCGCTTCGTAATCCCGCAAATAGCGCAGCGTTGAATCCCCGGACCTGCTTTCACCCACGAGTGCCGCACGTTTCTCTTTCTTGTCCTGTTGGTGTCATTAAGCTTTCTCATGATCAATCCTCCAAAGTCATTATAATCTTATCTTTTCCGATAATAACCTCGTTCCCGCTTCTCACATCAAAGCATCTTTCACCCTCTGCCTCCTTGAAATAAAGAGCGCCATTGTACTCGAATAAACCGAAGCCGTAATCGTCTAGCTTCATTTCGTTAAGTTTCTTGAATTTATACACGTTTTTCATATTCTCCATATTATATTGCATTACTGGAAATATCATTATGATACTTATACCTATTACAAGCAACCCTGTGTAAAACTTTTGTGAATCATATTTTTTCCATCCCTCCATCATCATGGCAAAGGAGATTACTGTTATTATAATAATAGATATCAACCCTACCATATCACATCCTCCTTTCTTTCAAAAATCCCATCATATCCTCCACGCTAAGCTGGAATCCGACAGCCGCCTTATGGCCTCCTCCACATGGGTTGGCCTTGCGTGCCAGCGCCGAGACATCCACCTCCTTCTTGGTGGTATAGAACGAGCATCTGAAGAATCTGCCGTTCCAGCAAAATGGCATCATCAAATCATGTTTTCTAGGATCGTACATAGACTCGAATGTGGTGGAGTTAAACTCCGTAGTATTCATACATATCGCCTTGTATCCAAATATATCTGCCTCGAATGAGAACATCTTCATTTCTCCTCTGTTTTTCTCGATGATATACTCTATTATGGCCTCGCCATTTCTTATCATATCGGAAACAAACTCACCATTTGCCTTGTTTAGCACCTCCCTGACCATGTCAACGTCAAGCCCGCAATACCCTCTCATCCCATATTGGAATGAAAGAACGTCACTCCATTCGAAGCGATCATGATCCCATACATCATAAGCGCTCAATAATTTTACCACGTCAGGGGTTTCGATATCATCGAAAAGATATTCCCACGTAAGCTCACAAGCCGCCGTTCCGATACGTCTTTTGCCTTTGACATTATAGTCCTTCACAGCTTCTATCGCCGTCTTATGGTGGTCTATCCATGTGACATCTATCCCCTTGTCTTCCCATTCGTCGAATAAGAATCTCGTTCTATCGCCAAATGATACGTCAACTACAAATACCTTATCATATTTATTCACGTCAGGTATTTCCTTGCCGTAATTGTAAGGAAGAAGATCAATGTCCCCTTTGAAATACTTTTTTACTATAGCCGCTGACATTACTCCGTCAAGGTCAGCCTCATGATATATACATCCTGTCATAATCTATTGTTTTTGATTAAAAAATCTATGTATTCTTTTATATCCTTGTTCCTATCATTATCCCAGTCAAATGTCTCGTTTATGTATTTGAAGTACGATACCGGAATTGAATGCAACATCCATCCACAATACTTGCCGAATGTCATTAACGTAGAGCCAAGGGGATGATCCGGTCTTCCTGGAACAGGGGCGGCGGTTACGCCCTGCGCCAGCCCCCTCCTACGATCTTTCTTGGCGGCTTTGATATCCAGATCTGTTTTCGTTACTTTATTCCCCATCGGAATATTGGTAATTAGTTTATCGCCGATAAACATTCCCCATCCATACCCCTTGTAGTTCTCTATACTAAGTTTCCTTATATCACCGAACCTTGACGAGTTGTTACAACAATCAACGACCAATGCGCTATCCTTACCGTCCTTTATCCTAACCGCCCTGCCAAGCCACTGATAAAACGATGAGAATGAGAATGTCGGTCTTCCTACTATCACGCAGTCCAGTCCTGGGTGATCGAATCCGGTTCCGAGGGCGGAATAGTTGAACACTACCTTCGTCTTACCTGACTTGAACCCCTCGACTATAGCCTCCCGCTGTTTCTTTGGCGTGCCTCCGTGAACCACTTCCGCCATGCCAGCGCATATCTTTGCGTTCATCCATTCGGCGGCGGTATTGCAGCTCTCAACAGAATCCATAAACACCAGTATAGATCTGCATACGTCTTTTAATACCATCAACCGACGTAAAATAAGGTTGTTTAAGCCATTTTTTCTCACCGCCTCACTAATAGACTCAGCCGTATATTCGGAGCCGTTAGAATTAAGTTTAAGGGCATCTCCATTGAAATCCCATGTCTCGTACTTAAGAGGTGTCCAGAATCCTTGTCTTATCATCTCCTCCACCTGTATGACATGGATCAGGTTCTTGAAATACACCGGTCTCATTCTGGTTATGAAGTTAAGTTGAGAGTATGATACTTGTCCTATTGACATAGACTTAAGTCTGCATGGAGTAGCCGTAAATCCTATCACCTTTTTCGGTTTCAATTCATTCATAAATGTCATAAACTCGCTACCATCCTCCGGGCTATACCCGGCATGAGCCTCATCTATCAATACGTTCCTGATCCCCATCTCCTTAAGCTGACCAATAACTTTCTTGACAGATCCTAATGTGGCGTATATCATGTTAGATAGTTCTTTCTTGCCACAGGAGGCGGAGTAGATGGTAGCCGGTATGCCATATGATGTAAGCTTATCATAATTCTGCTGTAGCAATTCTTTTGATGGTTGTAAGACCAGTGTCTTATCTCCCATCAATCTGGCCGCTTCCGCTATCAACAAGGATTTCCCGCAACCTACTGGGCCTATAACCAATACCGGATCATTCCTATCGGAATTTATATAACTTGAAATGCTTTTAACGCATTCCTCTTGATATGATCTTAATTTATATGCCATCTTGATATGTGTTTATTCATGAGCCAGACTTTTGTTAAACTCCTCGATCTTGTCCCTATCCGTCTCATTAACCATCTCTGCCTCCTTACTGAACACGTCATACCCCTCACGGATATTATCCCCTACCATATTCTCTATCATCTCTCTCATTTCATCGCTCCTTACGGCGAAGGATATCTGGAACGATTTACTTGTGCCTTTCATCAGGTAATCAATCTCCTTCTTACATTCTGTCATTAACCGATCCAGATTATCGAACTTAACGAACTTGGAGTTGCCATTGGCTTTTCTTACCCCATCCTTGAAATCCTCCAATATCCCGTTAAATACATCCGCCATACACATCATGGAATGTAGCCATACCAGCATATTGAATTTATATTCATTATCAGCGTTATTCATCAAACTCACCAAAGACTCGCTTTTTGTCAACATGATCTTCGATTCCCGGTCTACGATATCCTTTATCTCCTGCCGGCATTTCATGGCACCAACGAAATCCATTTTAGAATAACATTCATTTGATTTCTCTACCAATTTCCTAATATCCTTTCTAGACATCAGAAGATCCAATACCTGTTTTTCTCTTTCGTTTTTATCCATAATCATTTATTTATTGACACAAATATAATTAAATCCTAGATATTTACCTAGGCTTTTTAATAAAGTTAATCTTTTTTATTCTTTCTTTTTGACTCATCCCAATCCGATGAGTACCTGCATGTCCCTTGTTTGTGGATCGAGAAATCGCACCAAAAACACAAGGGCTTGGGGCGGGGTTCAAGGCAGGCCGGCTGGCGTCCCATGAGGTAGCGCTTCTCGTACTTATACCCTTGTTTGGCATCGTCCCAAACGTGAGCTTGATAGCTATCTATTTTATTTGTCTCGAAATCATACATGTCAAGGAGAATATCGTTAAGTTCCTTGACAGATCTCTCTACTTTCTCCTTATCTACCTTCACGTTCTGATTGTCCAGCATGCGGGTAAAGAAATAGCTGCACATATCCGGCAATACCTTGTACTTTCTCAGTATGTAGAAGGCGTATATCGGATGTTGGAGATTATGAAGCAGCTTATCTTCATCGAATAACTTTCTCCCGGACTTCCAGTCTATCGTATACATGGCTATCCTGTCCTTTGTCTTATACTCTCCACGCCAGTCCACCGATCCTATGATATGTACCTTATCGTACGTCACGCCATCCAAGGTAAGGGGCTTGGGTAGCTTATAGGGCAGGACGAAGCTCTCCTCCACGCCGGCCGGTCTCGACCCCCGGACCACCTTCTCCATTGGCGTAAGATCAGACCATGCCTTCTTATAATTGCCAGCAGCATCCTTCTCAAACAACCCCACAATCCATCTTATTAGCCTAGCCGCATGTTGCATAGACTCGATCTGGGATTTTACGCTATCAAAAGGGATCTGTTCTATATCGGCGTAGTAATTGAAAGCCTTACTCATATCCTCATAAGAAGGTCTGCATCCGTTCTTGAAGAAATACTCCATTGTCTGGTGGATAACCGTACCATATGACGTAGCTTCGTGCTTTTCCGTGGATCTGTGACCCTCCACGTAAGTCTTATACCATTTATATGGGCACTGGATGAACGTGTCTATCTGCGAGTAAGAGGCGGCGAGAACCTTCTCTCCGTTTATAACCTTACATAATAAGTTATTCTCCGGTATTACCATAAAGCTTATCTATTTTTATGTCATGTCCGTATAAGTCCATTAACAGGTTTTGTAGATGGTGAAGATTCTTAATCTGAATAGGATCGCTTAGATCGTCTTCCAGATCCCTAAGCCCAAGATAATACCCATCATCAAAAATCTCTATAGATATTCCATAGCCTCGATATACATCCCGCCCCTTATCACGCTTGAAATAGATAGTATCAAGTATATTATCATCTATCTCAATAGGTATGACATCATCTTCCCCGGAATACCATTTCATTATCCCATCATCAACCTCACATTCAAGGATCAATGACTTACTTTCATTACGCATACCAGCAACGCACCCTACTCTCCATATATTGCCAGCCTTGTCTTTTACAAGATCCCCTATCCTTAGTTCTTTAGCCGAAATCATACTCGTCCTCCTCGTTGTAATCGTCATCGCAATCATCGACAAGAGGGGTCTCTAGCCCCTCTTCCCAATCATCATATCCGAAATCCATTACTTACTATCAAGCCAATCGTACAACATATCCACAAAAATCCCTACAGTTAGTTCATCGACAGATTTATCGCCAAAGACATCATCCGGTATCCTTATATCCATCTTTTCTTCAATCCCTATCAATACCTCTAATAAATCAAATGGATCCATAGCTAGATCGGATGACAAATTACTGTCTTCTCTTACATCGTCAATTACCTCTATATTATTAATGTAATTGAACTTATGCATTTTCTCGAATATCTCTTTCCTCGCTATCTTCAATATTTCATCTCTTTTCATAATCCTCTAAATAATCATCCAACATATTTATAAGCTCTCCTACCGTCAATTCGTGATAAGTCTTGACATCAAGCACTTCATCAGGTATACATCTACCAGTTCTCTTCTCCATTTCCATTACGACTTCCACGAAATCAAGGAAATCCAAGGCCATATCCGCGCCCAGCTCATCATTATTGGTTATCGATTCAGGACGATTAAGCCCATTAAATTCACCTACCTTTTCGAATATCACCTCTTTTATCATTCTCAATAATTTATCCTTTTCCATAATCTAAATCGACATTTTCAATCTTCTACCTAATTCTTTTTTTATATCCGATATCCTTTCGATATCCATCTTAACATCGCCTGTGATAGCGTATTCCTTATCCATTCTCTTTGGGGGATCCGGAAGCCGGCTTATGGCGAACAACCATGCCAGCTCCTTGTTCTTGTTCTCCCTAAGATACAAGTCAGACGTCATGCCATACATTTTTATGATCGTATCGAATAACGTTGATTCCGATAAACTCATATGCACGCTATACACATTTGATGGTTTCCAGATCAAGTTATCCAATCTCATCGTATATTCACGTTTAAGATCTATGTGAGATATTACGGCCCTTACTATAGGTTCTTCCTTGAAGTTGGTGTTAGCCACAAACCAGATAAGCCTTTTTTCCACCTCCTTGATAGCTCCTGTATCCTTACCCATATCGTTATATACCCCAACGATACGGTCCCGGACCCCCTCGACCTCCGGTGTCAGACCGGGTGTCTCTATCAGCATCAGCAGCGATCCTCCCCTTGGCGTTATCTTCCACTTCCCATTCTTCTGAAGCTCAATATAACCAGATGCTTTATAACTATCTATTTTCTCCTTTGGAATGGTGTTAGCCATCTCTTCTTTTTGCCGGATCATCAAAAGATATCCAACATCAGACATCGTTAATCCTGATGTCATCATCTGTTCAAAATTTATATACATATGTAAATAAGTTAAAATATTGACCTAATCTTTCTGGCTACCCTCTCGACTATATCGGGATGATCATTTCCGTTATATATATCTATTAGCGTATCTATTATATGTAACCTTATGTTTTTCTTTGATGAATGAAACCAAAAATCTCCATTTTTTCTGTTTACAGGTTTGAACATCTTCAGTTCTGGTATAAGATAACACGCCACACATGATCTTTCAGCAAGTGATAATTCAACCGCTGTCCTTTCTATTGCTATGCATATAAACGCATAATTATCATTCTTTATTAGATTGTAAGCTCTTCTCAACACCCTAAGGGCGTCTGCTTTCGATAATCTCTTTCCCTTTTTCATATTGTTTTACTGTATAAGATTCATTAGCCATACCAACCCTACCAACTGATATAGATTGATTTATAGATTGGTTAAGATGCCCTACAACCGACATCTTAGCCCTAACCGTATTGGCGCATCTTAGAAGGATTCGATAATCCTCTAACGCCCTCTCGTATCTTACGTCCACCCTAGCCCTTTTATCAGCATCAGTCATGCTCTTACATACTCCGTCCTCCCTCAGGCTTATAGCGATCTTGTCCCGTATGATTCTGATATCATCCTCGGCTATCACCAGTTCGGCGTCAAGAACCCCCTTGTATGAGCTAAGAAGATCCTCCACCGCCACAACTTCCCTTTTTAGGTTCTCCAATTCCAATATCATTGAGTTGTCATTTATCCTTTTATACTCCTGTACTTTATTGGATACCTCATCACAGATACTCATGATCTCCTTTTCCCGTTCCCTATTTATGATATATCTGATGCTGTATTTAGCCATTTCCTTCAACGAGGATATAATTTCCTTTATCCCCATCTTATCCTCAACCGACAATACGGTCTTCAAGAACATTTCCAGCACCTTTATCACTACAAGCAAGTAATTATGTCTCAATCTCATGTCAATAAGGTGTTTCGTCATGTACTACATTGAAATCATCACTGGGCGGTATATATTGTTGCTCCAATGGAACACCGGGAGGTGGGGGCGGAAGCGTCACTACGGTCGTATCCGGCTTGCCGCTACCCACGGGGGCATTCGAGCCTCCCGGTCTTTCTTGGCGCACCACCCCTCCATCAGGATAATATCGCTCATATCCTTTCATGATATCTACATGTATAGCGTCAATCTCCTCCAATGATCTTTGACGGACCTTTACGATATGATGGAACAATAATCCATCCACACGGAAGGATCGTCTTGACTCGCTCTTGAAACGTTCCAGATTAGGATACCATCCTTGCGGAAATTGCATGTATGAGGAGTACCCGTATCTTTTCGGTATATTTAACGCTACCATAGCCGTACATAACTGTCCCAATGTATCTGATTGATAAAAATCAGATTGCTTTGGCATATGATCCTTTGGATCCCGCCGTCCTTCGATATCACGATTGAGTTGGGATATTATAAGAAAGAAAATATTAGGAAAAGTTCTTTTAGCGATATTACACATGGTTATCAACGAGTCGATATTTCTTTTGGCGTCTCCTGAACCTTGTACTAGAGCCGTATGATCTATAGACACGAATACCATTTTCTTATCCTTGTTTATTGGCATATACTCATTCCATAGAAAGTTTTGAAGCTCATCTACGGTTGATGGTTTAGGGATGTATGTTATTCTGCTAGAGTTCTCTTCCTTGAGGCATCTCTGCATTTCTTTTACCTCATCTTCTGACATCTCGTTAAGGAGTATATCTTGTATGTCTTTCCCCATTTTTTTTGATAGTGAACGTAACATCAAATCTTCTGGGTTCATTTCAAACTCACATCTTAACCATACATAATCATCTGCCTGTGGATTGATATTGACATTCATCACATTGCTCATGATCTTCTGCGCCAAATAAGACTTGCCGACTCCGGGTCTAGCTCCTATGGCTACCGCATGCTGGGGGTAAAATCCCCCCAGCAAAGCCTTATCCAGATAAGGATATCCGGTATGAGCCGGGAGAAGTTCCCCCGACTGATACTTTCTTATCCTCTCATAGGCATCCATGATAATCTCCTTGGATGACCTCCATATCCTATCCTCACTCATCCTCTTGCGTTTCTATCGCCAGCCGTATCGGATTTAGATCCTCTGTTAGCTGATCTTGATTTATATCTTAATCCCTTAGCCGTATGGCATAGGTCCTTCCCCTTCCGATAAGCCTTCCCCTTCAACTTATCGGTCTTGTAGTTCTTGCGACCCAATTCCCGTCTCTTGGCTTTCTGCTCAGGTCTGGCGTTGATCTTCTTGTCCGTCTCAGCCTTCTTCTTTCTGGCTTCCGGATGTGTCCTGTAATATTCAGTCGATCTCCCCATCCTCTTCGTCCTCCTCATCATCAAAATCTATATTCTCTTGCATATCCAAATCCTCTTCCTTTAAAAAAGATGGATATTCCAATCCCAGACGCTTAATCATATACGAATATGGATCAGACGCAAATTCATCTGGTATCTCCCATGTGCAAGGGAATGTACCTATTACCTTTTTAAATTTATCGGCTAATTCGCTACTCATCCCCATATTAACCATTTTATTATAAACTGTAGCTTCTACGCTACTTACATTGCCCCCAACATAAAAACCTGTTGGTTTGTGAACAAAATAAACTTTCTTCATTTTACATGTATTATTCATTTTATTAAAGGTATCCAATTTGATTCGATACTCAAATGTTCCATTATCATTAGCTCTAATGCTCATATTTATCCTTCTTGCGATCTCCATAACTCATATCCATATCACACACCACCGTATCGGTCGTGTCGTTTACCACATGGAACAGGAACTCCGGGCACCCGTGGCAGGCGTTGCTCCCGATCACCACCGCTCCGTGCCTAGGGCAAGCCTTCTTTACCATGGTTCTATCATATATCCGTATATGATTATCGCTATACTTTTCAATATATCTCATGGTATTAAGTAGTGATGGCAAAGACATCTTATATGGGGATACATGTTCTATTGGTATATCCAATTCACCAGATAGGCTTTTGTAAATATCCTGCACATCCCGTTTTGTTCTATACGCAAATATATTAATCTCAGTCATTGCCATATCCATACTCCTAAGAAGATCCGGCTTAGCCAGCCTCCCCATCGGCTTCCCAAAAGGATCGGATCTCATCCAAGCTCCACACTTCTCGCATCCAACCTGCTTCCCCTCTACCGTATTTATTATAGTGGATGGGGTTTTACAGTACGGGCATACGGATCCGTTTAACATAGCTTTCTGGGCTAAAGATAGCTCTCTCATGCCTTTTCTTGTATTTTGACATTAAATAGATCACAGAATCTATTAAAATTCCTGTTCTCTATTCTCATATCTTTCTCATACCTATCAATTGACTTGATGAAATCATTATAGCAGTCCTTGCACATCCATTGATTGATTACCGCCACGTAATAACCTACGGATGTAGGTCTGTTACACATATCGCAAATACCTAAGCACCCATATCTGGTGAGCTTATCCATCATCTCCTGTCTTGTTATTTCAAGCACCTTGAATTTCTTGTAATTGTCAACTACCTTTGCCATTGTAAATTTGTTTAATAATAAAATAATCCGCTATATCCATTCCCTCATTTATATTGGGTTTTGATTCTAGAAAATTACTTATCTCTATATTCATCCCCCTCATATCCTTGTCTACCTTCTTTCTCCATTCGTTGAAAGCGTCGCCCTTATCCGGGTACAGGACTATCCGCCTCCTACCCAATGTCTCTATCATCTCCCTTTTCAGCATATGGATACCGCCACAGGCCATAAACAACCTACTAGGGTACACGATGTTACAGATAACAGCCGTCTTCTCTGACTCTACTATATACACCGGAGCGTCATTGGGATAGAAGTTGATAAGAAACTCCCCGAACAGGCATTGCCTAAGCATGTAATCCTGACCGTCCAGTATATGCACCCAACATACATGATCCATGGGAACCTTTACCCTCTTCCCGTCAGGCCCGTAGTCCATTATCTTCCCGGTCCGCACTACCCAATTCTTATCCAGTTGCCAGAACACACAGCACTTACCCCAGTCCCCGAATCTCATCATCCCCACCTTATACAAGCTAAATGCCCTATTGGTATGATACGATCCGAAGATATTGGATAGATAATCCTGAAGATCGGATGTCTCGAAAGGATTAAGCGTCTCAAACATCTTGCTTACCGGAATGCAGTTGGCTATATCCGGATCCATAGGAGGTCTGTACCTCCTTAATACTTTGTTTGAATCGGTAAAAAGATCATTGTTCCCAAGTTCGCTTCCTGTTGGATATTTAAAGTAACCACATTTATTTTTATGATCACACACCCCAAACTGCTCTCCAACGATCTGACCGGTGGTTACGTCCACGTACGGCGTAAAACACTTATCCTTGCCGCATTGCGGGCACGTCAGCTTCCTTCTTGGTTTGCTATGATCCAGCTCATACCGATGAACGCTCTTATTGAACTCCCTAAATTCCATCACCCTCTCCTCTCATTCATGACTCTATATATATAGTCCCTCAGCGGCTCTTTCCTTACCAACTTATTAACATCAAACTCGCCTTCTATGTCCAAGGATCCGATTCTTGATGTAACCGTATAATTAGTTTTCTCGAACTTATACTTTCCTTGAAGATATACTACGGTAGCCATATTCAATATAGGGTTGTCAGTCTGTCTCTTCAACTTATATTGGCTGGTCTTTGCGGTAGGATCACCCGGAGCGAAGTTATATATCTCCTCTATCTCCAATATCTTTCCATAGTTCTCTAATATCATTCTTCTATATAACTCAAGTTGGAAAGCATACTCGTCATAGAAATTGCCTTTCCTGTTTGATTTGAAGTCCAATATAGCGAATATCCTCCTGCATCTCTTTATCTTCTTTTTCTCCGTCTTAGGCTGACCTTTCTTGGCTCCCGTCTTATAGAACTCTCCTGTCTCGACCTCTATCTCCACCATCTCCGGCTCGCTATCCATCTCCACCACTGCGTCCACCGAAGAAGCTACCTTTAACCTGCTTGACCTCAACATCTTCTCGATCAATACAGGTTTTACATGTCTTTCCTTGCAGAATATGGCAAATGATATTAGATCCTCTATCAGCTCATCAATGTTATCCACTAATATCCGCTCCATCCTATACTTGTCTATTCTTAGCTTGGCTTCCTTGACCACCTTCCTGATCCATGTCGGGATCAGCTTTATCTTAACCCCGGTCAGATACAACCCAAATAGATAATGCATGATAGTACCTAAGTCAGCCCTGTAGTTAGCGTACTCATCAGGATCCTTCCCTTTGAGTCTCATCTCATTCTTCCACTTCTCCAAGGCGCCAGACGTATCACAATACCCATTGGCGATATTGTTAGTGGCTCCATCGTATATGATAGGATACCCATCAACATCCATCTCATAATACACACGTTTGCCGGCGACAGTCATTCTATATAACACAGGTGTCGGGATATCCTTTATCCATTCAGCGGCATAATACTGTTGCTCTGTCTCCAGATCATACTCAACCTCCATCTCCTCATTAGGCTCGTTTTTAGGCTCTTCAACAGACTTTTCCTCCTCAACCATATCTTTCTTTGGGATCGTTGACAAAACGTCTAATATGCCAAAGAAAGCGGTAAATTTAGGATCTGTATGATATGATCTTAATACTGGTAATGATGATCGCCAGCAATATGATGACCGATGCTCGTTCGCTATCTTGCCTAAAACCGACCATCCCACCTCCCCATCATCCGCGATAATCACATTGTGTCTCTCGGATAAACGAACTCTCATGTCATCAAACGGCTCTTGATCGCTTATGACTTCCATGATCGTCCCATAACTATATACTGTGTCACTTATAGCCTTATATCCTAGGTCTAAAAGTAATCTTCGTTTTCTTCTATCCATGATAATAATCTGGTTTTTAATTTACCATCCTCCTCGACTCTAGGTGCGAGATCCCTCATCCTTCTGGCTGCCAACAGCCATACGTTGCCAAACTCGTCCAAGAGTCGGCTGAAATCCATCGTATCTAATAGATAATCGAATCTTGTATGCTCATCAGCCGTCAAGTAGATAATGTTATCATTATCCTCAGCAACTGATTTATATTTCCGTTTAGGGTATAAGTGGCATATGTTGCTTACCCCCGGGCATGGTATGTATGCGCCGGTAGCAGATCTCCTTGTCATACTCAACCTAGCCACATGGGCGCCAAAGAAAACGGCTAGGCTCTTCCCCTTTGGCTTGGCCTTCACCCGTATCGCCGCTCTTTCCTTTGGCGGTAGCTCCTTGGCTCTGCACGCGGGACACAACCCCTTACTCCTTATGGTTACCATCCTCCCACATCTCTCACACGGTAACATCCTACCTCTCATGCCTTTTTCTTTTTATAACTTTTGTTGAACTCCATAAGGCTCATAGCCCTATACCTCTTAAGCCTATTAATCTTACCCTCAGTCCAATCTTGATCCTTGAAGTTGATGATCGTATCGAATATCTGAGCTAGTTCCCGGATATTAAAACTCCTGTTTTGTATCTTCTTATAGAACCCCGATCTGCTATATCCTAATTTAGAAGCTAGATAAGTTTTGTTAGACAATGTGAGGATACGATAAATCGTACCCTCCATTTTACTTATCTCCATCAACTTCTCGGCTATGGACGACGTGGTTTCGTAGCTAGCTTTACTGTCTACTATCCTCATTTTTCTCCGGATTCCTGATCTTACCATCAAACTCGTAGAAGTCCATCAGTTTCTTCTCTTCCTTGATACAAGTGACAACGAAATCTGATATGGTTCCTTTCATGCCTTCCTCGAAATTCTTTTTGGCATGATCAAGGTCATTGGCCCGAACGATGTAGTTAAACGCCTTGCGTTTCTCATTGTTCGATTTCTCGTCTATCGTAATATAATCAGCCGTGACCTTATAGAACCGGTCTCCATCCATGGCAAACAATTCCGCTATCCTGAATCGTTTGATATCAACGCTAAACTCACCGGATATGAATGGCTTCATCTCCTCTATGATTCTAGCCTCACATTCGGTATAAGAAAAGGCATCTACTAAATACTCTTCCTTTACCTTCTTCTTCATGCCGTTCTCGGCATCGGTCTCATAAGAAACCGTACATTTAAACCAATTGTGCATTTTAATCTATATTATTGTTAAACAAAGGATAATCTTTTATTCCTTCACGAATATATCTTTCCGTATCATCATCCACGCCATAAGCCTTCTTGAAAAATATCATAGCCTTATCCGTATCATTATCCACCAGTGGTAGATATTCCCTTGCAAAAAGCGACCTAAGATAGTTCATATTATCAATCCTATGTCTTATATCGGCTACTTTATCCCATATCTCGACCCGAATTTTACTCATTTTCTTCATATTTCTCTCATATCTCTCTAGCTGGTCTTTATATTCCGCCTCAATCTTATCGTTCTTATCCTTGATAGACTTATAGGTCTCCTCGTCTTTCGTATCAAACATCGGAGTATGTTTGATATTAATTATATCCAATTTGCTGTATAGCTTTTCATTGGATACGGTGAAATCATATCTAGTCCTGTACAGATCAAAGTCACTTAAGAACTTAGCTATTTTAATAGCATCATCCTGATCAAGAACGGCTATATTCAATCCTTCTAAATAGTAGAAGAAATGGGATGGAGAAATAGGTTTACAGTCATATGTCCTCATGATTGGAGGCTCATCCATAAACCTGACACCTTCCTCCGCACATCTTATTACGATCAATTTCTCTACCTGCTCATCAGTAAGATCATATATCTCCTGATCGGTCATCTTATCAATTGTCTTCATCATCCTCATCCTCCGATATCGTTACAGCCTTTGTAAACTTTTGTTTATAGACCTCACCCATAAGGCAGGCGAAATCCCTATCATCCATACTAGCCATAGTATTGGCCTCTACAATAAGACTCATCTCGATGTTCTTTACCAAGATTTCATAGTTATCATCATCTTCTTTATAGAAAATGACTTTACCACCATACTCGAAACCATCATCCCCGGTCTTAACCATATCGATGATCCTCTCTAACTCCTTTACAAATTTACTCTTTTTCATATGTGTAATTTTTATGTGTCTACAAAAGTAGACATTTTGTTTTTGAATTAAATTAAATAAACATTATTAATAGTTAATACGCTTAGGTGATTATATACCATTTTACACTAAAATCGTAAAATGGTATATAATCACCTTATTGAAATCACAATAGAGACCGATTTAGAAAACAATAATATATACAAAACAGTTTCAACTTATTTGGTACATATATCAGACATATCTTTGACAAAGCATCAAGATCTTATTGCAAGATTAATAAATGAAACTATTAATAAACATATTAAATATACATTATCCGAAACTGGTAAAAATATTCCAGTATTGGTTTATAATGAAAGGATACGTATATTGCTAGCTAATGCGGTTTAATTGCGAAATGTTTTTATAATATATTTCTCCATCAATCCTTTTACCTCTAAAAAAGTATATCCAATATTCTAATGAAGAACATCCAAAAGCAAAGCATATATTATTTATCGCATATCTAAAGTATTTCTTGTCTGAACGAAATAAGACTTGAAATTCTTTGTTATTTAAATAGAGTTTCTTTTTGACTTTTCTTTTATTCATGTCTATAATTTTAAAAGTTAATAAATATGATAAAACAAAAGCGGGACTAGCCTAAATCTAATCCCGCTTATCTTTTAATTTTACTGTTTAGTCTACTCATCCATTATTCTGAATAGCTCGAATGAGTAAGTATCCTCATGTGTTAAGCCGTGTCCAGCGTCCCAGATCCCGTGATGTGTTAGGATCATATAAGATTTTCCTTTCATTTCCACGGTCCACTCTGAGTATATTGCATTATCAAACTCCTTATCAAAAACTATACTCATCGTATTTGGATCAAATTCATATGTGAATCCATCTACGCTAACAGTATTGTTTCTTCTATCAGTTGTTTTTTCATACCCAGTCCCGTCTTCAAAGAACGCATATACCATTTGTTCTTTGCCTGCTTCTCGAAGCCACATTCCTACGATAGAGGTATTATTGCCAACTACATTTTCGACACTAAAACGATCGTCATCGTGGCAAGAAATAAGCAGGAAACATGATACCGCTAATAAGTATATGATACGTTTCATGTTAATCCCCATAAACCGTTATCGTATACTTGGCGAACAGCCCTAAGACGCTTGTTGACTTCTGATCAATATGACTAATCTTTGTGATACCGCCGTCTTTAGCCGCTTTTTGTACGCTTGCGTCCCCGAATGCGAACCAGCCCAAGACGCTTGTTGCCGTAGCCTCTCCTTTCTTAGATCCTAAAGGATTTGAAGTTACCGAGACTGGTGATTGAGTCTCTTGATAGACATAACCTGTTACCGGAGACTTTACCGCTGCGCAACTTGATAACAAGAATGCCGTACTGATAAATAAGAATGCTTTTTTCATTGTGTGTTTGTTTTTGCCCTCCCTGTCCCCTTCGTTCGGTGGTTTCTAAATAAAAGAAGCGTGGGGACTATTGGATGTTACCGTATTTGAGGCTCTGGACTGCCCACCACTCGATAACAAACAACAGCCCCACGCCGTAACCCTCCCGTTATCGAACTCCCAGACCAAAGGGAGGAGGCCGCATCGTGGACACGGCAACCATTCCATTGGATTCTCCGGCTCCTCATAAGCATCAATACACTTGTACTTATATCTCTCTACCATTATGATCAACCACTATAGAATTGATTTAATCCTTCGATCCCTCATCTCATTCTTATCCTTAAACATCATTATCCTATTAACAATTCCCTCCGATTCCATGTACGTCGAGAATCCATGTATTCTTAGATATTGGATTGCTGATAGTGATTTTTCTAATATTTCCTTATATTCTATATCTGTTTTAACTGCTTTCCCCATGATCTTTTCCCTCCATTTCTTCTAATATGATTTTAACCAGATATACTACCTCGTCTATCTGGTCGTAATAAACATTCACCCCATCAACTTTATCATTGTTTTCATCATATCCATCAACCATCAAATTATCTTCCCCCGATAAATACACGGATGTTATAGATAAACAAATCAACCCAATATCGGTAAAGACCCTTATTTCAGCCGGAAAATCATCTACATGGGTTCCGCTATCCATGTCAAGATCAAGTCTCCCTGTTCTCTTGATCAAATCAACCATAGCTCCATAAGCTACTACGTTCGCATTTAATAGCATTTTATTTAATGCATTTACTCTTTCTACGTCCTTCATAATCTCTAACCCCTTTGTATTACATTGTTATACGTTATCCTATTATCTTGAATCACTTTCATGAAATGATCTTTAGTATAAGCAAAATACCCCAATAATGGCAAGCATGATTATAAGCCAGATGAATGCGCTTATAAGACATCCCTCACCAAGATTACCCATATCCCTAAAGAATAAGTAATTAAAAAATATTTTCATTCTATTCATAATAAACTTTATTTAATGCGTTTATTCTTTCTACGTTTTTCATATCCACCCCCTTTGTATTACATCGTTATACGTTATTCCGTTATCTTGAATTAGTTTCATAAACTGATCTTCGGTATAAGCCAGAGATTCCCCTCTGTTAGCCCTCTCTATATTCTCACTCATCATCCCTATAGCCTGTATTAAGGCTGCTGAGGAGTTGGCTATCAATTTAGCCGCTTCCATTATCCTATTATCGTCCATAATCATATTACTTTAACTTCCTCGTTCCACAAATGTCTTTCATATACCAGGGTGATTCCTATCAGGATTCCGGTATCTCCTCCCCAATAATTAAGTATTTGATATTTAAACTTATGGAGTAACCCTTGTATCCCTCCTTTATCCTTGTCATAAGGATAAAAATCAGATAATTTTACTGTTTTCATCTTTTGCCTTATTAACGATACATTTGTAAAACAACCCTATCTTCCGCCTCCCCATCATCAGGATGGACATCGGTAAAATCAATGATCGAAAAATCATATAAATATGGTGTGTACTCTGTCTCGTAATCATCACCGGCTACCGTTACATTTATTTCTGCCTCCTTGTTCACGACAAGCATTAATTCGTTAATTAAATCCTGTACTGTTACTATTCTTTTCATATCTAATATTTATTTTGAAAATTTGTAATCGCCCGCATAATCAATCCACACACGAAAATCATTTGCATATTTTCTTGCGTCTTTCTTTATTTTTCGATGTATGTCTTTACTAACGCTACCTCCCAAAACCCTATCCAGCTCTTTTTGTAAAACCGCCCCGATAAGAGGATAGACGTCCAAATAATTGCCTTCACACTTCTCGAAATCTATTACCTTGTTCCCTATTGCCCGTTCTAATGCCTTGTCCATTGCCTTCACAATGGATTCTTGCACATTTTTATATCGATTGATAAAATCCTGTTCTTTATTTTCCATTTTAATATGTTTTTACAAAAGATGTTCGTTACCTTCATAAGGAATACAATAGATCCATCCCGTCCCATTTAAGCATTCATATCTTTCTTCTTTATATTGAGCATCAGCAATTTTCCTAACAAACAAACTTACGTGCCAATCATCGTCTTCTGTATCTCTTACTAAAACTTTATCAAATGGCTTGAATTTATATTCTGGTTCTATTTCAATACCAAAGAATTGTTTCAAATACATTTTGGCTTTAGGCTCTTTGCTTGTTTTAAGAGCATCAATAAACTTTTGCCTTTCATCCTCAGTAGCAAGTCTGTATTTTTCAATATTATTACAATCAGCATGTGCTTTTCTAGGAATCACGACTCCCCTCCCCTTCTTCCATGATGCATGAAAAGATGTAAGATATTCTCCGTTCGTATTTAATATAAACAGGTAATCACCCTGTTCATTACTCAATACATCTCCGTCCTTGAATGTGGTATATTCTGGAACTTTAAGCTTAAGTCTATAATTCTTTCCTCCGAATCCATTATTTGAGAACCAATCTGATATTATGCCGTGATCAGTATGGATAACTCCTAGGATTGGGAAAGACTCTTCCCTATGATACACAAACTCTACTCTGTAATTATCGCCATCCGTTACAATCATTCCATTGCGCTCACCATTGTTGATTTTCTTTGCCAACTCTAAATCAAATGGTATTGTTATCATTTTCTTTCCCATAATTTTACATGTATTTATATTGTTATTTTCACTTTAATTATATCACTACATTGTAGCTTTATCTGTTCAGCCAATCCAACGAACATGGGCGGACGCCTCGTTCCCTCGCCCACCTTACCCATACACGCCGGCTCCACCGGTAACGCTACCCATGACATCTTGGATGTCTCTCCCGTAAATCTGATAGTGATCGCCATAGCTCTCAAATGTTACTTGATAGCTGTTTAATCCCATTCTAATTGTCTCGCAATACCTTCCATCTCACTATACGCTATCCTGTGACACCCAGCAACCAATATATCATTCTTATAGCTATTGATCTTCCATTTGTGACTGGTTGTATCCAATACCATATCGTGTTGGAATTTACCGCCATTATGGAAGAACTTTATCAATTTCCAAAGTCTCTCAGCTTCAGCTCGCCCTATCTTGATATTCTTGCTAGTCTCAATTATGCCATTCTTAATGCGAAGCCATACGTTAGGCTGGTCATCCTCCAAATAATAATGTGAATATAATTTCAGAATCTTGCCAGACTTCCACATCTCGATCTGTTCTTCAAATTTTTTCTTGCGATCTTCTTTTTCTTTTCTTCTTTTTTCAAAAATTAAAGCCTCTTTTTTCGCCTGACTGTCTTCCCATCTCTGACATCTGGCCACATACCCAGCCCACGTTCCTTCACCACAAATCTCATCTACTATCACATTGGTCGTTCCTAAAGTTTCTAACGCTTGATGATTTAGCAATACCTCAAACACACGCTTTAACTCATGGACGTATTCACTTTTAATCTTATCCGATCCATAAGATAACTCATGTTTAGTTCCGATCCATGTGTTTGCACTCTTTTTAAGAAGGCTCTTGGGAGTACCCATATTAAAGAACTCAATATAATCCATTAGACTTCTAAATACTCCCCAAACATCCCTATAAGACAGGCTTGTTCTAACCTTCTTGTATTTCTCGATAACCTCTTTGATAAGCTCCAATTGACTGGTGATAAAAGCCATGCTGCCATCATCAGACATATTATATCCAACATAAAATACCTTTGAGCCAGTTGGTATTGCACTACGAACACAATGTTGATGTTTACAGGTGGAAGAAGAATAATACTTATCGTTAAGCAAATACGCCTTTTTACCACACTTATTTCTTACGATTCTTCCAACCTCAAAATGATAACCATAAGAATAAATACTTCTACCTTCAAAGAAAAAATTACTACCTCTTGCGGATTCTTTCTTTTCGTTTGCCCATAAGTGAGCGACCATAGAGTTGTTCATATCAATATTTTTTTTGTTATACAACTACAGATTAATAATACGATATACGTTCATTACATCCGACATCTTGAATTTATCAACATCCGTATTCTTAATATCATATGTATATGAGTCAAATAAATTACTTACCGCGTTCAACCAATCATCATCTGTCGGTTCTTCTACCTCATCCATACAATCATACACATCCCAGTAATTCATGAGGATACCATTGTACGCTATTTTCGGATCAGCGTATTCTCCTCTTGACATAAAGCAGATGTTTTTGCCGGCCTCGTTGCCGGCAACTATCTTTTTGTAATCTTCTATAATCTTATTCATTTTTCTGATAGTGATTATGTGTAGACTAAAAATTACTTTAACTTAAATTTAATTCCTTCCGGGAGTTGGGAGCGATCCACGTTATTCACGAAATCATCAAACTCTTCTTGTGTGATCTTTTCCCCATAATCACGCCAGTTGAAAGATAAAGTGTTCGTGTGATTATAATATATTACATTATCGGTTGACAATCCATAATCAAACACACAGAGCATTACCTTTTTGTCTGTTTCCGCATTCCTGATTATCTTATCGTATTGCTCACAAATTTCAGCACGCTTTTCCATCATCTTTGCCTTATGAGCCTCTTCCCTACGTTTTTCGATATTTTCTGCGGAATAATACCCGGCTTTAATACGCTCTTCAATAAGCAAACGTTCCTCGTCCGTTAGTGTCAGGGTAAACCTTTCTTCTTCTGGCTTATATGGATTAACCCATTTCTTTCCACACAGGTTTTCAAGTTCCGCAATAAGCTCGTCTGATTCACGTTTCCATCTATCCACAATCCCTAGATTGAAAAGCAGATACTTGAAATACATCTTATCGTCCACCGCTTCAGATAATTTGGAATATTCCTTGTCTGATATACGTAAATATTCAATAGCCACAGACTTATCGCTATTCTTTATGTGATACATACCATTTTCCACCGGATACATAGGAGCACCATAATGATTACAACAATGTAATGGTATAAACTTCGCCAATTCTGGAACATACTTCGCAATCTCATCGTGGCAGCAGCCTCCCATATACTCCTTATATCGTCCATATTTGTTTTTTTGTCTGATATCGGCCGTTATGCTCCAGTCACACATATTGTTATGACAATCATCATCTAAAGATACTGTGGCTGTTATTCTATATTCTTCCTCGTTTTCTGTAAAGAATTTTGTACTTGAATAAAATAGTCTGTTTGTAGTTTCCATATTATTTTAGTTTAATTATTACACCTGTGAAAAATAAAATCTACGCATTCCCCCGGTGTATTATTAGCGTTATTGTACCAATAAAAACCCTCTGTTTTCCAGTCTACACTTACGGGATCTGCTTTTACTCGTTTCAAGAAATTCCTTATTTCTTGTTCTTCATTATCTAACAAACCGGTATAATCATCATTTATCAGAGCATGAGCCCAATAAACCGGAAGCCTGTATCTTATTACCTCTATATTCATAATCTCATCAATTTACAAATTATCAATACTAAAAAAAACTCCAACAATCTATTACAATAAACTCTCCTACTCCATATTCCACAAGTGACTTAAGTGATTCTATCCCATTACAGTAATAGAAAACATTATCATTATCATCATCATTGATGCTTAATGATAATTTTATTGTCGTTCTTTGATCATCCCCTGTGTCTTTCCATACGATCTGACATTCTACGTATTCAGGTTCTTTCCCATTCTTTTTAACGAACTTGAAAAACATAGAATCAATATCTTTCTTGACTCTATCTACATCCGTTATCACTACCTCTTCCTTGCAATCCCCACAATTAGCATGCATAAAAGATTCATCAAGATAATCTATTATTTTCCCGGTGTTTGGATTTACGATCGCTTCACAAGCAATATTTGTTCCGCCACACCTTGTACATATCACTTTCATGCTATTTCATTTAATAGTTCAACATACACATCCCCATTCTCATAATAGAGTCGATCTTCATACTGATTATGATGAAGCTCCTCACGTATCGCATCTTCATTATCAGCCCAATACTCGTACTCCTCATGCCATGACTTGAAGAAGTTATCATAACATTGTCTCATCAGATCCTCTAAAGAAAAATCCTCCGGATAAGTACACCATGCATTGTAATAATCAATTATAGGTTTCAGGAGATAATAATCATAACACATCCCTGTCAATGAGCAATTATCTCCATAGTCAAACATCACCCTACTATACTTGTGCCTGTATTTGTATTTCCCATCAATATATTTACCTGACGTGGAGAAATACTTGCCCTTGATAATATATGGCATAATATTGTTGTTGATATATCTGAACAGTAATTTACCGCATAGATTCTCAGGGAATATATCACGATGATAATCTGTAGGGTGTTCATAAATAGGATCCTTGTATTTAAACTCATAACTAAAATCATATCTCTCGTATCCAACTTCCCAATTATAAACCCTAGTATCTGTCATATCCTCAAAGGCTTTCATTGACTTTTTATAGTCTATGCCATAAGCATCCATACATTGCTCCATTACATTCCAGTGCTCACGCTCTATGATCCTTTCTTGTGAGTCTTTTGACAGCTCATCAAACTCATACAGTTTTAATACAATCTTTTTCATAATCCCTCCTTTTTTAATATAATTAGATCCCTAACGTCAATCGAATGACATACGTACCTCCTTATGTTCACTCTTAGGGATGATCGTGGCTATTCTCACGAACCACCACAATCCAGATTCAGATATCATTCATCCTTTATCTTTACGAATGGGTTTTCTACATAAAACTCCACTACATCCTTAGATTTTATAGATGTCACTATACCGGTGGTATCCACAAATCCATCTGTTTCATCCATTGTCAAAGCTTCTATTTTATCTCCCGGCAGAAAACAAAGATTATAGTCTTGATCAATATACATAATCATCTTTAACCTAACCATGTCATCAATGATGCCTTTCATTCTCTCCACGACATCCAATTGATCATTACTAAGCATTAATCTACTTTTTGATGATTCCACTAACCTTATGTCTCCATTCCTGTCAACTACAGTTAAGTCATTGAATTTATACACATCTTCACGTGTTCTGTAATATGTTTCCTTACAATAAATTTTTCCTTTATCATCTATTTCAACATCAAAATATTCCAACTTATCCTTGACAGCTCTTCCGTTTTTGTATTTCCACACATCACCTATTGGAATGAACCCATATAATGACTCAAAAACATCATATATTGATAGTCTTGTCTTAGGAATGCTCTCGCCCTTTTTAAAACATTCTTCGGACGAATAAAATAATTTCCCATCTAATGTCTTCTCAGTCCTACATCCTCCCCATGTTCCTACATATCTAACTACTCCATATGTAAAACTGATCAAGATCTTATCAATCTCAAACCACTTTAATCTTCCTGACATATCGTCAAAAAGATATCCACTCTCTAGATAAACCGATAAACATTCTCTAATTTCCATAACAATTTATTTTTTTTAATTAAACAACATCATTTGCCTTGATCACTATCCGTATCAATATTATGAACAAGCTCATATAGATCATAATCACTACACTCTGCTAAACATAAAGAGAAGACGTTCCTGTCGTTAATCAGGAAATAGCTATCTTCTAATATGAAGATAGATCTTCCTACCTCTAAAAAACAGTCCCATAACTCATTGCCTCTTTTATTGCCAAACACTTTCTGAAAAGTATGACGATCTGCCTTATTCTCGAATTTACGCATCCGTCTAATCCACTCATATCCGTGCCTCACTAAATCCAAGCCGCCGGCTTCATCGAAGCTCCCGTTTTTATCAATCCATTTATTTACATCTATCAACATACTCCCTTATAATATTACATTAAACAACTCGTTTAACCTATCTATCTCACTTAGGTATTCATCTTCTTTATCAAATCCAATTTGCGTCCCTCCCTCCAATCCAAAGGACAGGGTAAAGGATATGACCCAGCCCGATCCGTCCACGGCCTGCCCCTTGGGAACCCAAGACATCACCGCTTTCTTGGATATCCACCATCTCCCTATCTGAACGAAATCAGGATAGTTGTCCATTAAATACACCATCTGATTAGCCATCTTATTAACATCATCAAAAGGCACTATATGATACTTGTTTCTTATCCTGACCTTCAAGAAGGGGTTATCCATATTATATGCCGCAAATGCTGATATCACGGAACTAGGATATCTAACTCCTTTTATTATCACCCATTTCATATATCACCCCCTCTTTATATAACATAAATTCATTGGATAAAATTTATCCGCGCTCTCTTTCCCGTCTCCTCGAAAGTTAGCCAGCCCGCATGTCAGGATGCTCACAAGGTTATCCACCACCTCCAACTCGCTCGATTTGAACCACGCCAACTGGCTGTAAGTTTCACCTATCCATATTATACTCATTCTCCCGTCCCGACTGACCTCCTTCACCAGCCCTATATGGTTTTTAGTGTCCTTAATCACATTTAATTCGTCAATATTTGTAAGCCGAACAAAATCCATCGGTCGTATCATTTTATTCTCGTCCATGTCCTTATCCTCCTATATTCTTTTTATTCTCTCAATTTACGCTTAACCTCTTTAACATATTTAGTAGAATGTAGTCCCCTATGTAATCTTATAGCCCGATCTATATCCTTGTTCGGATTATGATGAGATTGATATATCTCGAACATTTCCCTAGCCTTGATAGGATTTGTTCTATCATCGTATCTATACCGCTTTTTCTCCCGTTTAAGGCGCAATATCCTATTAACCTCATCTACATACACCTTTTTCATCTGCCACCTCCCTAACGCCCCGGATGCGGCGTTGTACGCCCGATCGTCATCCCTTGACTCCACGAAAGACAGGGCGGCCGCCAGCTTATCCCATACCCGTGCCTCGATCACGGCCGGCTTCGGGGCGAGGGGCATGCCTCCGTTCCCTTTTGGTGGTGTCAATATTATCATCGCCATCACAAGTAAGTATCTTATCACGTTCCCTTGTTTTTATAAAACTCCTCCCCGAATTTCACATTATCCACATAATCTTCCATACACTCATGAACAATTATATGAATATCCCCCTCCGTGTATGTTACCTCGGACATTAACCTCTCATTGGTCATCCACCAAGAATAACTATCAATATGCCGTATCTCAAATCCATGATCATGCAACGCATACATAACATTATATCTTAAATCCCTGTCCATCATCATACACTCGTACACGATATAGCCATTGATACTTTCATAAGACCTACCGAACGTATAAACGTACCTACCCATCAACTTATACAACTCCCTTGCCATAGGATTCGGGATCGCCTCATCCATATCAAAATCCCCATCTGGATCAATAACCCACTCTACATCCCGCTCATCAATACAAGCCCTAGGCATTCCTATTGTCCGTACATAAAGACGTGATCGGTGATCCTCGCTTAACACCGTCCCGATATACTTTTCCCCTTTGGCATATCCTATATTATGGTTGCCGGTTATATTAAATACAATTTCAGCTCCTATCTTAATTTCATCCATATTCAAGATGTTTGTATCATTTGTTATCTTTTTTATACAAAAAGAGGATATAATGGCATAATATTATGATATCAAGACACGAATGCGTTATCTATCATATTATCATACATATCCTCTATACAACGTCATTTATGGCATTATATCGTATATGATGCCGCAGGTCATAAATACATCTAATTAACCCTTTTTTAAGGGCTTATTGCCATTTAGGTAACTAGCTATGCCTAATATTTTCGAAATAAGGGCTTTTTTAGCCTTATACTCATCGTTTATCCCTATTATCGCATATCTGTATACCATCCCATCCTTCGACACCTCCACGCCCACGTATTTAGGCGCAACGGCATCCCTATGTAATACGATAAACGGGCTTTTGCCGTCTAGCTCATTTATCAACTGATTAAACTGTCGCCTCGTCATCTGATAGTGATATTATTTCCATGTTATAAATACGATCTCTCTTTACCTTTATCTTCTCGCATAGCTCATCGAAGCACTTATCTTCTTCTAACTTATCAACATAATATAATACACTTGATTTAGAGCTTCCTTGAAGATATATATTCCCTCTTATATTCTTTGAGAAAAAATTAGGCAAGACCATCTTTTGTCTCTTATCTTTATTATCCATGTAAGATATAACAACAACCCACAACTCTGGCTTCCGTTCTTTTACCGATAACATAAGATCGAGACCCGATTGACTATTGATATTCCTTCTGCCAGTTTCGTTATAACGTAGAATAATATAATCATCTGCGTTATCATTCTCAACCATCACGACTATGGGGCGATCGCCCTTCCCATTATCACATAATACTCTTGCCTCTTCCCCGTTGCGGAGATATACCTTATCGTAATCTCCGTTTTTGTATATCTCAAAATCAAATTCTATTACCATCTTATTTCCTCCTATTGATATATTGTTGTGTACGACCTTCCTCTATCTTCTCGAAATAAAACTTATTCCCATATAACCGAGTGAAGCAGATATTATACCCGAAATGTTCTGCGCGTCTGATCTGCGCGTAACCTCTACTGATGTCATTATTATCAATCAGCGTAACAAAACAATGTGATCCTACTTCTGTATTCAAAACCAGATTTTCCCAATCTTTTACCTCCATATCAAATCTCCTTAAATAATTTTTTGTTATGATTATCGCTATTATACCATTTATCAATATTATCGTACTGCTTTGGATAAACCCCATAAGACCTACACCACCTAGGTAACGGCCCGTTCAGCACGTCTAACGCCGCCTCAAGGTCAAACGTAGCTTCCTCCTTGACACAACACCCCGATCCACTTCCACAGCTCGGTATATAAGCTCTACTATACGCTACGCTCATCCCATATTCCCCATGACTCAGATACCCGATGTTGGGTGAATCAGGGAAGGCGTAATACAACATCGTATAATCACCCTTACTCCAACCTCTATTATAAGTATCATCCTGCCATGCGAAAACCCTGCAACCGGCCTTCTTTAACTCATCAGCCGCTTTTCTTAAAATATTATCTCCCATATCATTTATATTTAAATTATGCCAAGGCGCCGGGAACCGACCCCGGACCATATCCGCACACGTACGATCATGGTATTCCTTCCGCCCCGCCAAGGCTTGGTTCAACATTAACAAACTTTCATATCCTCACACATCTTAAAAAAGACCTCTCTTATGATCCTCTTATACAAGATGTATATCTCATCATCATCCTCATCGAACTCCACGCCCCATGAACGTAATAAATATCTAATGTCGCAATTCGCTATATGAATCCTAAATATGGATGGAACGCTCATTATGTAATCCTCAAAAGCTTTCTTAATCCCATCCCTTTTGATATGTTCTTTATACTCATCCTTGAACACGTTAAGCATAAAAGATAGATATTCCCTATCATATTTAAACTGCTTACCATAATTATCTGTATCTATATGATCCAGTATATATATTTCTATAGCGTCTCTATCGTATTTTGACATACTTCTTCCTCCTCCTTTTGATATTTTATAACCTTTTTCTCCCCATACACTTTCGCTAACTGGATAAGTTGACCGGTAAACACCTTGGTACGGTGTTTTACGATCTTATCCACCAATTCCGGGCATCTGGTTCTCCACCTATAATTAACCTCACCTTTAGCTTTCTTCTTGTAATACCTGTAGAATGTTACGGCTACTACCACTTCCCCATTCTGCTCAAAAGCAACCAAATCGTAATTGTTGTAAGTTATTTCGTTCATCGTGTAATATATTTTATAAATTCAATCACTTTCTTTGGCAGTGAATCTATATCCTTCACTCTTTTACCAAAATTGTACATATGACTTCTATGCGGATAATAATCTCCCGCATACATCCCCACTCCTAATGGATGGAATGGATCCTCACTACATGAGAAAACAGGATAATACACCACCCCATAACCATCCTTTATATTTTTATTTACATATACTATGGTATATCTATCAGCCACTTCGCCGCCAAAATCATATACTCTTACTTTTACTTTCACGCCATCCACATTTGTTATAATATTATCCATATATACCTCCTTTGTTGTTCAATATCCGACTAATCTATTTTCCTTCCATATAAGGTGTATGTACCATACCATCCCCTATCCATATTTACCACCTCAATATGATGTATGTGATAACAACCATTAGCTATTCTGCCGCAATCGGCTATCACCATAGCTATATTCCTATACCCAGAATCTATGAAAACACGAACCAACCTACCCCCGCTAAATATAGACACCTTGATATCGTCTTTCTCTTTTATAATCCTTCTCATATCATATCCTCCTATCAAACTAATCTATCATTTTACCATAATTAGTATATGATCCACACCACCCGCGAGCCTCATTCGACACCCTAATATGATCAATGGGCTTATCCCCGACCATATTATTGGCGTACGATATTACATCCGACATACTTCTGAATCCGGAATCCTTAATGGATTTTATAAGCGTCCTATCATACCCGAATACCAATATCTTCACAATATCTCTTTCTTTCACAGTCCTTCTCGCCCTCATAACATTCTAGCCATAAAATAAACAAACATAAAATCTATTCTCTCTTTGTTATCATCCATCCTATGCCCGGTAATTTCAAAAACAACCCTACGCTTTTCTACAGTCTGTATATTATCTAACTGAATAGCTATGTAAGGATATTTCATAACTTTCTCTCTATTGATGTTATTCAAAATAGCGTTGACATCTTGCCTGCGAAAATACATATTTACCCCTATGTAGCTGGCAACCAAAAGACACTCATCTATCACCCCATCAGTATCGAATAGAAATAACATATCATCCTTCTCTATAGTATATTCCACATCAAGAATCTTGATACGTTTGCTCCCGTCCTTCTTATCAGCTATAAGAATCGCTAGCATCTCCTTATCGGTCGTAAGAATATAATACGCCTCTTCTCTCGTAATATTATCCCGTAGATAAAGCAGCGCTTCATCTTGTAATTCCATAATCTCGTCCATGTTATTAGTATTTTATATTACCACGCCAAGGAAAAGGACGGAGACCGACAACCGCGCCTACCACGCCGTGACACCGCCGCCCGTTCCCCTTGGTGTTATTCCACCACCATCAACCGGTTTTAAATTCAACATTCCTCTACCTCTATCTCCATATGATCCTCCCAATCACATCTATCAACATCCTCACCATCCTCGAAATAATAGTAAGCCCATACCTGTACGCCTCCTACCTCTATATATCCATCACTCTTCCATTCTATCAACCCATCTTGCCTTACCACGTTGGTAGGCTCAGCCCCTAACGATAGCAGATTATTTACTATACTACCGCCAAATACGTTTCTTGCTTCTTCTCTCGTCATATCACTATCAGATTTTTAATATTACACTACCGCCAAAGGAGAATAGGGAACGGACGACCAGCGGGGCCGACCCCACGCCATCGCCGCCACCGTTTTCCCTTGGTTTCCTCCGCATCACCCCATACTAATAAACAATATCTACCACCAATAACACCATACCCACCATCACTCACAACCGCCTTGCCTTGACGGAAAACTCCTACCACTTGTAAACTTCTATATTTGAGTGGAAGATACCCCATGCTTGCTTGAAACACCTTTCCTTGCTCGAAAGGTGTTTTTCTTGTTCTGGAAGGTATTTTTCTTGCTTGAAAGGCGGTTTTCTTGCTTGAAAGGCGGTTTTCTTGTTTGGAAAGGTTTTTCCTTGTTTGGTGGTGTTTTTCCTTGTTTGGTGGTGTTTTTCCTTGTTTGGAAAGGGTTTTCCTTGTTTGGAAAGGTTTTCCTTGTTTGGAAAGGTTTTTACTTGTTTGGTGGTGTTTTTCCCTGTTTGGAAAGGTTTTTCCCTGTTTGGAAAGGTTTTTCCCTGTTTGGAGGTGTCCCATCACGCAAATCCCAAACCTCCCTCGAAATTCCCACGAAAGCCTAAACCTTCCGCTACTTTGTTCCACGTGGAACGCTGATTCAGTCTAGGATATCGAGGGCTTTGTTCTTGATTGCCTTATATACTTGCCTAATACAATGTATTGATAATAAAGCCAATAAAATAACTATGATTAAAGGCAGGGCGTCGCCCGTAGCTATAACGTACCGCCCTAACTCAAACGCCATGTACCCACAAAACAAGATGAGTACGAAATATATAAATATACCCATAAAAAATATACAATAAGTAAACACGATTTTAAAACAACACTCAAATAATACAACCAATTGAGTATCAACAACATAATATATATCAATCCCTAGAGCTACCTCTAAGAGAAGACAAGCCTAGATATAGATAAAAAATATACAATAAGTACCGCCTATTATATACCTTTTAGGATCGATTCAAGCGCAAATCCATACATAAGGACATAATTCACCCGTCCATACGGATATAGATATATACAAAATAATACATAATAAAGTATTTTACTTACACATTTATAATTAAGGCTTAAAATTTACCGCCTTGACACTTTTATGTGTAAGTAAAACATATGGTTATGCTATCATTCTGTAAAATTAGGCACAAAAAAGCCCTTCCGTCCTATATCACTACAGTACAGAAGGGCACAAACTTTAAAATCAAATAAAAACAAACGATCTATTGTCGCAATTTGTTTGCCATGTAGCTAACACGTTTCCGCCTGCACTTATCCGACTCCCTACTGCAATCTAATTTATTAGACTTGTGTAGTTCTTTGGTAAGCTCAACGTAAAATTCCATTTGAGCTATTTTAACCGCCTCTAAAGCATTTTCTTTTCTAAATGCTAGCTTTCTATTCAGATTGTCAAACTTTCTCCTATACATAATTTATTAGTTTTAAATGGCACCAATAAGAAACGGTAAGCCGGGGACAATACGGCCGGCGTTATCGATACTACCAGCCGAACGCCCGCACGCCCCCCTTTTTCTTTGGTTTCGTCCCTTTGCCGACAACGAAGCCGGCCAGATATGCACATACGTTACCCGTGATACATACCGACAAGGCGCACTTTGTCCGTCAATTTAACCGCACAAAATACCCTTATAAGGGTTGTTATTTGCTATCCGTACATATGTTAGGTATTTAAGCTGCCCTAACATACGTCGTATTGATATACTGGCACGGAAATAACGCCGTAATACACTTGGTATTAGCTACTCACACAACATACCAACATACGCCCTATACATGCGTATATACACCAATATACCCCGTGTTTTTACACGGCCTACTAGGTTGACCTAGCGTATTTACCAGATCGATATAAACCAAAAGATAATAGCACTATCCTGGACTAGGGTAATACTTAAACCACATTGTTAAGCGGCGGCCTATCTACACAGGCTATCGTAACACTACCCACCTGTGTATGTTTATATCAATAAATTAAAGATCCTACCTGTTTAGTCTAGTCCAGTGGCACGACGGGGACGTACAGGCGCTGCCACCATAACGCCCCTATATATAGAGATATAGGGGCAAATGATACTATCTATCATTTTTAGGGTGAGTTAGGTAGTATGTGACGCATTTTGCAATAAGACTAAATGTGTACCGCTTTATTGGTACGGCACATTTCACAATACGTTTGTCAGTGCCATTAAACGTTTCGTAATATATGCCAAAATCGTACTCTATAGGCTCATTATATCCAAAGCGTTTATGAGACGATCCTAGTATTGCTATATCCTCTATTTCACTCATTTTAAGCTTTTTGTTTTTATCCTGTTCGTTTTTATCATAGTATTCACGTTCTACTTCCTTGTATGCGCAAAACGTATTATTTACTCGTGGGAGTATTTCTTTGCAAAGTTGTATCACGACTTCCTTGTCCTTTGCCAAATTGACTAAAGCGGGGACGATCGATTTGTCTACTTTAATCTCATTTTCTTTTAAAATCTCATTAATTTCTTTTCCGGACTTAAAGAGCTGGCACCATGTCTTGATGGCGCTAGTTAATGTTTTTTCACTAGATTTCTTAACTTCGTTTTGAACTTTGTTTAATTCCTTATTTGTCATCCTGTTTGCCCTTGCCCTAGGGACTTGTATAGGCATATGGCGTGCCTGTTTGTTAATGTTGTTATCTTACAAGGGCAAATATACTACATGTTTTATTGTCAAACAAATATTTTGCAATAAAAATTCGACGATTATATGTAATAAATCTAATCAAATGTAAATGTGTATTAAAATATTGATTTATATTATTGACAATCAACAAGTTAAACCAAAAATAAGCATTCTTTTTTTCGGCTCGTTGATCGTTTGCCGTTCCTGTCTCCCCGCCTTTGTTAGCGGGGGGGGCGGGGCCAAAAACGGCAGCCCGGCCGGGCCGATTTCGGGGAGGTGGTCCGTCCCGCATATCCCCCTCCCATCAT